CGTGGCTACTGCTGGCACCCATCAGCACGCGCTCCGATGCGATCTGCTCCCATGTACCGCCGAACAGTGCGGCGGGGCTGGTGCTACTGACTGTTTGAAAAATACTGCCAACGGGGTAGGCAGCCAAAGCACTGTCCGCAGAAAGTGTTCCGTCCGCATCGACCGTCAGACCGCTGCCCACCTTCACACCGCCCAGCGTGGTTGCGGTGGCAATAGGGAGCTTGATGCCTTTCAGCGCATCGCCAACAGCCTTTGCGTCAGCCGGAGCGTCCTCGACGCTTAGCGTCTTGTCGGTGCGTACAATGGCCGCAGCCCTGTCCGCTTCAGCTTTGGCAGAAGCGGCAGAGTTTCTCGCGTTCGTTGCGTCTACGGATGCTGACTGTGCGCTTTTGACTGCGCTGGTGGCGGCAGAATTTGCGCTAGATGCAGCCGAAACGGCTTCTTCTTTTGCGTTAATTGCGCCCGCAACGGTACTCAGCTCGTTTAAGGTGGATGCATTGATTGGCGTTCCTTCTTTTGTTGGCTCGTCATTTCGGATAAGAGTGACAATTTCGGATGTTCCATCCGACTTTACCATTGTCCACCGACCCGGATATTTCGCCACACGGTCTTCAAAAACCATATTGTCCATCTCCTGTCATGTATTCACCGGAAAACGTAACGTATGTTTTAGCAAGCGTTTCAATGTCGAACAAAATTTGCTCGATTTGATTCATCCTTAAAAAATCGAGTTTATTCATGCTTTCTGGAGTATCTGCAATGCCAGATGGACCAGAGCATTTAGCACGAATGGAGTTGATGTTAGAAAGCCAACGTGTTGCATCGGAGACTTTCATATATCCATCGACTGTCCAATCTGTGCGAACAGAAACGGACGCGCCAACAATAGACGCAAGCTCTTGAATTCCGGATTCAACGCGGTTAAAATCCGTATAGCTTAAAGCGCCCTTCATTCCGGCAAGCCATTCCGATTGTTCGGCTTTTGTCCACGTGCCTGTTCTTGCCTTTACGGTAATTTCTTTCACGCGGTCAACATCTGATTGCGTGCGGTCTGTAATCCAACGAGCCATAAATTATTCTTCCTCAACTCTGTTTTGATACCCAATAGGCAAATTACTCGGAACGGTAAACATGTAATGATAGCACTTACGGCCATCGTTGCCAGAACCGATACAGTCATAAAAAAATAATTCGTCTTCGTCATCATAACTGCCAAGATGTGCTTTGTCCCAATACCCTGAAACAACAATAGAACGATAATAGATATCCCCAACAGAAGGATTCATGCCAAAATATTCAAGATGTGTAACGGGAGTTCTCGTCCACTGCTGATACGGGCTGTAATCGTCTCCGACGGTAAAAAAAGGATTTCTCAAAAGTTCTTTTGCTGTAGGGAGCGGGCTTCCTTCTACGTTGCATCCATAACCCCAAATTTCATTAATAGAACTACTGTTATCAGGAAATCCGTAGTATATTTCTTTTGCGGAAGGTAAAAATATACTGCGAGATAGAGTAGACACAGCAGAAGGTACGTAATTGTTAGAATCATTTTTTTTGAACGCTGGGGTATAATAAAAAGTAGTTTTGCCGATTTTTTTCTGCATGAAATCAGAAAAAGATTTTTTTACGTTTCCGTTTAATAAAGCATCAATACTGCTGGTCGAATACTCTGCGGGAGTTGTCATTTTACTATCCCACGCAATGTTTTCTGTTTTTGCGTCTTTAAGAGCAAGAAGCGTTCTCCCTTTTCCATTTAATTCTGGCTCGTAATTATGTTTTGAGACAAGAAAAGCAGTATAAACGCCAGCGACGGAGATATAAACGGTATCGCCTTCTTTGAGGTTAGAAATCTCGTCCGCAATCGTAGTAGCGTTGCAAGAAGCAGAAAGGCTCGCAACTGTAGCTGTAATCGTTGCATTTCCACTGTGTAAATATGTGACTTTGCAGATAGATACGCCGCGTTCGTTCTTGATGACATTCAGTTCAACGATACCAGCAGGAGATGCATTCCAAACAATAACAGGGGAATCGGCAGATGCGGGGGTAAGCGTCGCAGTGAGCGTAATCGTGTCGGAAGGATGTAAGTAAATCTCAGAAGCGTCGATTTGTAACGAATCAACATCTTCAATCATATACCCGGTAACGGAGCCCTTGAAGCTGCCATTAAACGTGTAAGAAACGTCCGTGATCAACAAGTTAGAAGAATATCCAAATTGATGATTGAGCTTGACAAAATCAAGAGCGTCGTTGTGTGGGCTGGCACGATAAGACAGGGTGGCTTTTCGACGGTTAGAAAGTACTTTATAACTTTCAGTTAGAACATTCTTTGGCTGGGAGACGATGGAAGAAGAGATAAGTGCATTATTTACACTTTGCGTAACGCCATCGCCAGTAGCACCATTCGGATACAATGACGAAACTCCATTTAGAGAGTAAGAGATGTTTTTTAACTTATTAGAAAAAGTGATTTCCGGATACTGATAATCATTGATTTCAGTGATTTCATAAATGTCGGACTTGTTTTCAGGAAGGTACGGAACCCGGTCAATCCGAATCTCACCGTTTCTTGTCTGATACAAAGCCATACCGGCTGCGTTAGCAGAAAGCTGTAGCACATCAGCGTTTTTATAAGAAGAATTTCCGTTGTTAAAATCAGCTGTATAATCCTTCAAAGATTCATTGATGTAATAGCTGATACCGGAAACATCAAGAAGTTCCAAAGCGTCATAACACATTTCGTATAAAGTTCCGCTTTTCCTTCCGGTATATAGTGAATCGATTAAAAACACCAAAGCATCTCGAGCTTCAAAGGAAGCGGTAATGCCATTAGAAGGAATGTTCCAACTAGAAAGGTAAAACTTACCTCCGTTAATCCATTCAGTCTGTCCGTCCAAGTCCATGCCATACTTTACAAAAACAGCTTGGCGTTCATACAGATACTTGTAGAGACCGTCTGGGTTGATAGGATTCCATTTTTGATCGCTGTTATCAACGGAAAAAGAAATTGAATCCTTGGAAAGTTGACCGGAAATTGGGTCTCGCTTTGATTTATGGGAATACGACAGAAGGTCTGTTTTGCTAAATTTCACACGTTGTCCAAATTCCACTTGCGAGATACGAGCTCTTCGGTTTGGAATACACCATTCAAGAATTTCAATAATAACCAAATCATAATTGGAAATCTCAAATTCAATTGAAGTTTCGACGGAATCGTTGTTGTCAATTTGCTTTTCCAAAAGAAGAGCGGTTCCTTTGTAAGCGGAAACTTTAAATGATTTTGCCCATTCATTTAAAATTTCAGACCAAATGATTGTCAGACCCGGTATTTTTTCTTCGTGGCTTTTACTAAAAGAAAATGTGATGGTTGGATGATTGGAGCTTGATACGCATTCACCGCTTACATAGCCGCATTCTTGATACGGTTCAGAATTCGGGACGATATCAAAGCTTCCATCTAAAACCCAAAAATTAGTTTCAGCAGTCGCGTAATTTCCAGAAGTGGAAATGTCCAGGTCAGTGATGGATGCCGCATTACTAAACACGGTTTGCGAACCTGAACTTGCAATAGCGTCCGTTTGCGCCGCATCATCAGCTGCATGATAAGTAATCTGAATAAAAGTTTCGGGTACAAGCGTATTATTATATTGTGAAAGCCACTTATCGGACGGCTTTACAGACATATAAAATCACCACCTTTAGACCTCAACTAGGCTCAAAGAACAATCCGTCCAGCCCATCACATTTCCGGTGTTTGGGCCCCTTCGCCACATTCCGGCTGTTCGATCGGAAACATACATCTGACGTGTGGAATAAGAAGCTGTTGCTTGATTGTAAAATCGTACCGTGCAATAAAAGTTTGTAGTGAATGGGCCGATGACGGAAGCCCATTGTTTTGCGGTAAGGTATTTCCACTTAAGAGCCACTTTTGCAACATCGTGTCGAACCACAGAGCCAACAACCTTGCCTTGCACGTTTCGGCCAGAATCAACGATGGTTGAAGTCGTTGCGCTATAAGAGGAAGGCTCTGGCAAATCTACGCCGTTCACTGATACAAGAGCTTGCATAATTCACCGTTCCTTCCTTAATAGCTATACACTTCCGTCCCCATAATTTGCACGCCACGGTCAGCCTGCTGCTTTTCGACCGAAGCAGTAATCTGCTTTCCGTCAATGAACAGCCTGACTTCCTTACCACCGGTAATTTCGTCACCATAGCGCTGGAAAATATCAAGAAACGCATTATAGCAGCCGTTATAAACCGCGCCTTGCAGATCGGAAGAGCTTGTTGACCCGGATGATGTATTGCTGTAGTATCCATTTGCAGAAGTGGTGGAACCTGTAGAAGCATCGTATTCAGGGGTCCCGACGTAAGAAGAATTGTCAGTTGAATATTTTCCACCAAGATTGCTCACAATGCCAACAATCGCAGCGCCTAAGGCAATTGCAGCTGCGCCCACAATAAGTGCTACAGGAATGCCGAAAACTGTAGACGAAAGCGCGGCGGCAATAGAAGTAAGAAGGCCAACAAACGCAGAGCCAACAGTTCCAATCAAGCTACCCATTGCGGCAAAAATTTCAGGGAAAGAGCTTACAAGACCACCGAAAAGGCCTTGACTGATTGCAGTGCCAGTAGTGGCTAAAGGCACCTTCAATGCGCTAATTGATGCAGAAATCGTAGTTCCAAGATTGGAAACGCTCTTTACGATTTTTCCAAAATTGCTTGTGATGCCGCTCCAAATGACCTTGCCAACTTTTAACGCTTCGTTAAACAGGGTTTTAGATGCGTCCTTTAAAACGCCGGAAATATTGGAAATAAAGCTTTGTGCATATGCTTTTACCTGATTTCGGTTTTCCTCTCCCATCGCCTGCCAGATAATAGCAGCAGTAGTCGTACCAATTGTTTTTAGGTCGCCGTTTTGCACAGCATTCCAAAGATTTTGTACCGTGCCGAAGAAGTCATTCTGCAAGCCGGAGTCAAGCTCCTGCCACTTACTGTCCAGACCGTTGAAGAAGCCATTAACAAAATTCGTTGCGGTGGTCGTGCCATAGTCAATCATCTCGTTGCCCTTCTGCTGAACAACGTTTGCCAGATTGGTCATAGCTTGTTCGACGTAAGGAAGTGCTGCAGTGATACCGTTTGCAAGGCCTTGGTCAATAAATTTACCAAAGCGCTCAAATAGAGCAGAGGGAGAGTGAATTTCAGTATCGGTCGTGAACTTGTCAATGATAGCTTTTGCAAGATTTGCCGCAGCGCCTTTTGCGGTTTCAATGCCGCTTTTGATACCATTTACGAGGCCCTGCCAAATGTTTTTGCCTGCTTCAAACATTTTGGAAGGAAGAGAAGCAATAGCATTTGCAACGGCTGTTACCATATCGGAAGCAGCTTTTGCGGCATCTTTTGCCCACGTTTTGATATCATCGATAAATCCACGAACAGCTCTCGCACCGTTTTCGACGTGTTCATCGAGATGTACGAACCATGTAACAACATCCTTTACCCAATTGATAAGGTCAGCAAAACCAAGAACCGCCTTTTCGATGAAGTTACCGTTCATCTGAATATCAAGACGTTCGGTTTCACTTACTCCATTGGTAATCCATCCGACAAACACTCCGATATCGTGAATCAGCTGAGCAATGCCCATGACGGCATTCTCGATGAAGTTACCGTTCATTTGTAAGTCAAGCCTATCAGTTTCGGAAACACCGTTCTGAATCCATCCAATAAAAATTGCGAAATCATTGATAAGGTTTCCGATGGCTGTAATTGCGTTACCTACAAAATCAGCAACTTTTTCGCCCATAGACTTGAAAGCATTGAACCAGTCCGTTTCCATCTCAAAAGCTTCTTTTTGACTTTCGCTACCAAGACCACGAACTGCAACAGTGATAGCTTCAAAACCAAGAACAGCAAGACCGGCTACAGGATGACCGCTAACAATAAGACCGATGCCCATAAGTGTTGTAATTAAATCACCAACATCAAGATCAAGGTCTTTTACAACGTCAGAGATTGTTTTGAACGCAGAAGAAATGCCCTCCTGCCAACTTTCTGGAATGAGATTCCAGATTACTTGCTTTAAGTTAGAAAAAGATTCTTTCAGGTATTTGATGGATTCTCCGAGTTTTCCATCTGTGAGTGATATATTCCAACCCTGCCTAAGCCCTTCCGCAGCAAGGTAAATCATAGCTCGAACACGTTCAAGGCCTTTTCGGAACGCCTCACTGTTTTGGTACAGGTCAACAAAACGAGCAACCATAATGCCAACAGCGACAGCTGCTCCCATAATGGGAGACTTCCAAAGCTTGAGAATTCCTTCAATTAAAGAGCCATCGCCTTTGATTTTATTGAGAGCTTCAAGCAAAGCGTTGCCAATAGCCCACGTTGCAAATCCGGCAGAAATACCAGCAATCAATGGCGCAAGCTTTTCCAGCTTTGCCTTGATTTCGTCCACGGAGTTGCCAACATAGTTCTTGAACATATCGTAGCCGGACAGGTCTACATCGCCCAAGATGTTGCCGGCAGATGCACCGCCGCCAGAGCCGGAGCTTCCTTGTGTTGGGTCAATGATGTTCAGTTCATCAAAACCCATCGTGTAGTCCTTGAGAGCTTTGGCGGCTTTCTTTGTCGAATCGGTTGTGTCATCCATTGCGTCACCGATGCCGCCAACGCTGCCAGCACTCTTAGTGAAATCGGTGAACACGACCTTCACGCCCATCAGCTTTGCCACCCACTGAACGAACTCCCGAATGAGCTGAACGGCGGCAATCAGCGGGGGAAGAATAGATTTCATGGCAGGGTAGAGCAAAGAGCCAACAGACTTCGCCAGCATATCCAATTGCGCTTTCAGAATCTTAATCTGGTTCGCAGGGCTCTGGATGGTCTGTGCAAGGTTGCCCTGCACGTTGGCAGTCTGCTTCATAATGGCAATGTAACGCAAAACTGCCTTATCTGCCTGAGACAGGCTAGAAACCTGTTTGTTAAAGCCTAAAGCAAGAAGCTCCTGCTGCAACCGTGCCTGAGACAGATCAACGCCCAAACGGCGAATAGGCTCAATCTCGCCAGAGATTGCGGAGGACATTGCGGTAAAGGTCTCTGCAACGTTTTTGTTCCAATAGGAACCTTCGTCATAGGCAAGCTGGGTCAGATTCTTGGACAGAATATATGCTTTGTCGCTGGTCAGACCAAACGAAGTACCCAAGCTCTGGATGGTAGCCATGTAGGTCATTGCTTTGGTCGGATCAACGCCAAGCAAACCCTGCATCTTGCTAATGAGCGTATCGGCTTCACCGCTCAGATTGCCCATAGCATTATGAAACAGATCTGTTGCTTCATAGAAGTCATTGAACTTCGCAACAGCGTTGCCAAGATACTCAGCGATAGCTTTCAACGAAACCAGCTTTGCCATGTTCCGCATAAAGCCGTTCATCTGATTGGACAGGCTGAGATAGCTCTTGCGCTGCTTTTCGTTGGCAGCAGTCACACGATTTGCCTGTGTAACCACCTTGCTCAACTGCGGAGGGAGCTTTGCAAATGCATTGCCCACCTTGTCAAGCTGAGATGCAAGGGGAGCAAGAGCAGCAGAAATCTTCTGACAAGAGCTTGCAAAAGAATCAAGGTCTGTTGCTTTCAGCTTGTCGGTCAGATCAGGAACCTTTCCGATTGCATTGAAAGCGCTGCCAAGAGCTTTAAGGTTCGATGCGTCCAGAATAGACAGCGGAGCCAAAGCGTTAGTGAGCTGAGTAATGCTTCCAGACATGGAGTAAAAGTCAACGCCGTTCAAGCCAGACACAGCAGCAGGAATCTTCTTGATTGCGTTCACGACCGTGTTGATGCTCTTTGTGCTTGCAGTCGTGTTGACATTGGAAAGCCCATTCAGAAAGCTGGTGATTTTGTCCAGCCCGGACATTCCAGCGGATGCCTGTTTCAGCGTTGCAATGGAACCGGCCAGCTTGTCAAGGCTGTTCACAACCTTTGTGACGTTGCCTTTCGTCCGCAAATTAGAAATGGCGGTAGCGAGCTTGTCGATATTAAGCTCTGCGCCCTGCGATTCCGAAGAAATCTCTACGGATAAGCTCGTAATATCAACATCAGCCATCACTACCACCATCACTTTCCATCATAGAGAACATCATTCTCTTGATTCGCTCCTGCGCCTCAACTGCGCGTTGGTATTCATATTCGTCTTTCTCCTTTTGAGTAAGGGGAATCGGTCTATCCATGTACTTGATGGGCTTAGACCCTTTCTTTCGGAACATATTGCCAACCGTAGAGGAAAGCGCAGATGCCATGTAAAAGCCATTTCTCCATGCTTCTGTGTTGGCTCTGCGTTCCCGTAGTTCCTCTGCGTCACGGTAGACCTTTGCCAGCCAGACATCACCGTGCCAGAACTGGTCGTAGGTCATACCAATGGAGATGTAATAGGCTTCTACATCGTGGAACAGCTTGGAAAAGGAAAATGGCTCCCCCTCTTTGTCTGTTTCTTGAGATTGTGCGGTTACACAATCTCCCACGTTGCGTTTTTTGCGGTCTTGTCCTCAGTGTCAGTTGCCAGCAGAGACTTGGAAGCGTCCATGAACATTTCAAGCAGAACGCCCATCAGGTCTTCCTTATCCTCGATGTGCTGGAACATCTCGTCCACGACCTTGCGTTTGATGCCCTTGTTCCGTGCGATGAAAGCGCCGTAGAACAGGGCACGAGAGTTAGACAGCAGATTGGTCATCTGGGTGTACTGGCCAATCTGAAAACCTGCACGTTCGGTAGCTTCCACGCTGTCACGGGTGAAAGTCAGCTCATAAGTGTTCTTACCATCGGGGGAATGAAAGTTGATAACCTTAGCAGCCATAATAAATGCTCTCCTTTATAAATAGGGGCAGAACCAAATCCGTTGTTCAGTTCTGCCCGGTTTGATTGATTCGATTTTTGCGGTTTAGCCGCCAGTGACAGTCAGGGTCTCGCTGAACTCAGGCTTCTTGGTGAAGATGCAGTTGATGGTCATTTCCACAACCTCGTCCACGCCAAAGCCGGACAAGCCAACCTGATGCATACCCTGCCAAGTGAAGCCAGAGCCGTCCTGCATCTTCAGGGCGTAGTACTTCACGGCGTTGCTCTCGGAAGTCTCATCGTAGCCAGCTGCTTTAACCTTCGTATAGTCAGCCTTGTTGTAGTTGGCGGTGAAAGACTTGGTGTCACTCTGGATAATGCCGAAGATGTTGACCTGCATAGGGTCAGACAGGGTGGTGGCATCCAGAAGGTTCGGCTCGGAGATCAGGTCGGGCACATCCTTGATGTCGCACAGCTTCGTCAGAGCGGTTGCGCTGTCGCCACAATACAGGGTGGTATTCAGACCGGAGATAGCAGTACTCATAGAATGTTTACCTCCTTAGTTTCGGTAAATCATTCCGTCCTCTCCGATTGTTGCCCCGTAGCTGCAATCAATCCGATAGACGGAATTGTTGTACAGCCCATTCAACGGGGCAAACGATTTGCGATAAAAGTTGAGTGATTCGAGAATGGAATCCACGATGCCAACAATGGAACGTGCTTCTGCAATGCGCCCAGTGTCCTTGTTGGAGTAGACACGCACACGCAGGGAAACAGCGGCATACTTGCTGTGCCCGGCAGAATCAATGTGTACAGGTAGATTGCTGTTTTCCTCTATTTGCACACACGGAAACTTCTTGACATTGCTGTCATTGATTTCACCAGTGACGAAGATGCCGGGCACTTGCGTTCGCAGCTCCTTAGCAACAGCCGTGAAGATAGAATTGAAATAATCGATCAACTATTCCAAACCTCCCTCCACGTTGCTTCGACCTGAGAAGCCATTTCCTCAACAGCTCCCCACATAGCCATAGCTGGCTCGTTACCATCGGTGTAATTCAACTGGCCTTTGCCATCCACCTGTTTGACAGGCGTACCGGCATTGCCGGATTCTCCGTAGTAGTACCATCTGCGGTTTGCGCCTTGCCCTTTGCCGTAGGAACCATGTGCACCAACGCCGGGCGGTAATTCGCCTCCATATCCGTTGTGATGCGCGCCAGTGCCAAACTCGATAAAAGCAACCGACTTGCCCTCTGCAACGATGGTACAAGTCTTGTCTTTTTGGTTGATATGGCATTTCACATCATTGGAGCCAGCGTATTCGGCATTAGCGAAACGTACCTTTGCGACTTCAAGCCCCAACCAAGAAAGACGAAAAGCAAACGCTCTAGCCTTTTTGTTCAGGGTGGCCTTGTACTCCTGTATCTGACGTTCCGCATCACGAAGTCCGGCATCGCTCAACCTCACTTTAATTTTCACTTGCAGCCACCTCTTTCAGCGCATACAGCGTGTCCGTGATATGCTCTGCGACCTTGACCACAATGTAATTGAAGGGCTTTGAAACGTCCGTCTGGAACCAGACGCGCGTACCTTCATAAAGCGGCGTGTTGTGCTTTTTGCTGGACGAACTGACAACGTAGCTGTAATCCGTGAACGCTCCAAAAGGGTTTGCTTCCGCAGAACCAGTAGGCGGGCTGACGTTCAGCATCAGCTTTGCGGGTTTGCTCCACGATTCGTATGCGAATTCGCCGGTTTCGTTGCCCCACTTGTCCACGATAGGTGTTTTTTTGCCAACCGGATTTGAATACCACAGCGGGCGCTTATCTAGCGGGCTTCCATTGAACATCAGCCGATAACACCTACTCTCGGAACTACTTCATTCAGCAGGGACTGCGCCACATCGGAACTTTCCCACACACGAGTAATGCCATTGTTGGTGTAGCTCGTCTGTCCGTTTGCACCGATGTGGTTGTACAGTTCCGCTGCAATGCGTATCTGTAACGACTGATACTGCAAGGGCAGCTCGTCCGGTCTGTTACCAAATGGGTAGCCCTGCGCAAATATCTTGTCTTTGGCAAAATCAAGCAGCAGGTCGAAGAGTGGGTAGTCCTCGTCCGTGATTTCACGGTCAAGTGCAGGGGCAATGTACTGCCCCAACTTGACTGCCGCTTCGGAATACTGGTCTCCCATGCTGCTTTCCTCCTTTCGCCTTAGTAAGCCTTGATGCAGTACACAGCGTCCATGCGCTCAAAGGACGGCAGGACAATTTCAGAAGCATAGACGTTGGCGTTGACCGGATGAATGGTCAGCTCAGTGGTGATGGCAACGCCAGTGTTCACGATGGACACAGATGCACCAGACTGGCCGGACAGCAGGTCGGCTTCCTCAGGAGTAGTACCGTACCAAGTGCTGCCAAGAGCGCCGGACGGAGCAACCACCACCATGCCATCGGGCAGATACTTCTCGCTTGCACTGTACTGGTCTGCCTTAAACATCTTGTCATACAGATGGATGGTCAGCCCAGTTGCAGATTCGATAATCTGCCGTGCTTCGGCATCCAGCAGAACGGCGTTTGCCTTTGCGGTGACCGTCATAAACCGATTCTTCACCTCGTCCGCAGCGATCATGTTGCGGAAGGTGGCAGTGTTCATGTACACCTCGGTCACGACCTCGCCAACGCTTGCCAGAACAGCATCCTTTGCGGCGTTCAGGTCAGCAATGGGGGTGGCAGTGGTGACGTTCCACTTGGACTTTGCGACAGAGACTTCCTTGTAGTTGGTGGACTTCCAAGTGCCGTCCGGGTCGTAGTTGTAGGTGTAGTTCACACCGTTTGCCTTGATGGTGATGCCGGGAACGCCATTGGCGGGAGCCAGCAGCTGCCAGATCATACGCTCAGGTACGATGCGTGCGCCAGTGATAAGCTGTGCGGTATCATCGTACAGGCGGTTCATCACGTCACGGGCGTAGGGGTCGTTGCTGTCCAGAACACGCAGGATTTCCTGACGGTCTTTCTCGCCCAGATGGTAGCCCTCGCGGAAGAACGGCATCTCGGTCTCATCGAACTTGAAGCCCTCACGGGTGCGGAACGTAGCCTTTGCGTCAAATGCGCTGGGCATCAGGGACACGCCAACGCCCTTGTGGCCACGCAGCCACTTCAGGTCGAGACCGGCCTTCTTCTTTGCGGGGAACAGTGCGTCAGATGCAAAGGGCATCGCATTGGTGGGGTCATTCGTCCAATAGGCGGCAATCGCAGCCGGGGCAAAGACTTCCTTAAGATTCAGTGCCATGTTGTTTTACCTCCTATTAAGCGTTCACGCTGATGTTGTCACGGCAGAAGATGCCAGGAACGGCGGTCTTGAGAGCAGTGATCGCATCAGAATCATAGGTGAAGCCAGAGCTTGCAGCAGCTTTCTTGGTGTCGATAACGCCACGAATCAGCAGAGAAGCATTGGGGTTCTCGTTCGGGTCAACGTCATACAGCAAAATGCCATCGGCGTTGATGGTCTTTGCGCCAGTGTCACCGGACGCGGTAGCTTTCGCGCCAGCCAGCGTCATGGGATAACCGGCCTTTACCACGTCAGTACCAGCAACGGTAAAGGGGATGGCGGTGTAGTCATTGGAAGCAAGGATGGTATCGTTGATTCCGTTGACCGTGTTTCGGGTAAACTTCATGTTTTCCTCCTTGTTAATGGAAAGCACTCATTGCGTCACTCGATGCCTTAGAAGTATTTGCATTCTGCTGTGCAAGGCTCTTAGCAAACGCAACGCCCTCACTGTCAGAGCCGCCCTTGCCATCCGCACCCGGAGGTGTGGGCATATCCTTCAGCAAGGAAGCCTTGTAAGCGGTGTCGTGGGCAGTCATAAACTCCGACTGGAACTTAAACATCTTGTCCATGTCACCGTCAGCCAGTGCAGATGCAGCCTTGTTGGCAAGTTCAGCGTCATAACCCTGTGCAACGAACTTTTCACGGTAGGATGCAAGGGTCTTTTCCTTGACGAGGTTCTCCTTGTCGGCAGTCAGGGCTTCAATCTGCTTCTGCATTTCTGCAAGCTTGTCAGCCTGTTCCTGTGCAGCATTTTCGTCATCGGTACGCTTTGCTTTGAGCTGCTTCTTGTACTCAGCAGCTTCGCCGTTGGCTTTCGTCACGGCGTTGCGTAGCTTCTCAACCTCTGCGTTAGGGTCTGCAACCTTTTCAAGCGCAGAAATGATTTCATCGGCGGTCATGCCCTCTTTGTAGGCATCACCAAGCAACACATTGAGTTTCATATCGTTAATTTTCTCCTGCGTTTTTTTACCGTTGCTTCCCTGCAACGCTGCGAAATTTGTATCCCGGCTTCCCTGCCGGAATATGCAAAGGGTTATTCACCCTCTGTTTCATTGTCAGTTTTGCTTAAAATCTTTTTGAAAAGTTCAAGCTGTTCTTTAGAAGGATCTTTTGGCTCTGTTTGAGCGATCGCTACATTGGCATAAAGAGCGGCTTCTTCAAGGTGAGTAAGCGCAATGCTTCTTTCTCGATTCGGCTCAATTTGCAAAATCAGCTTCTCTGCATATGAAAGTGAATCGTAAATATGCTGAAATAAAGCCATCTCTGCTCTTGAAAGTGCTCTGCCCTTATACATTGTTGCTTTCCCTTCCATCAGCCTGATTGCCAACCATTTTGTTGGTGTCAACAATATGGTCTGTCGGCTGTTCCTGCGGTTTCGGTGCCTTCCCGTCCTCGCCCAGCTTGCCAGCGGCAATCAGGAACGGCTTGCTCATTTCGTAAGCGGCCTGCGGGTCAGGGAACAGACCGGGCGTAGTGAACGCCAGCTGCGGGTCAATGGTCTGCTGCAACATCTGTGCGAAAATCTGAACCTTACTCTGCTGGTTATCGTACTGACGGCGGGGCAGTTTGATGTTGATGTCACTTGCCATCAGCTTAGAACCAGCCGTGTCACGCAAGATTTTCAGCATCACAGACAGGCTTTGGCGTTCCGAGAACTTGAACATATTCTCGTACTGCTGTGCCCTTGCTTCGGTGTGATTCCAGCCGTTGCGGACGATAACTGCACCCACGTTGTCGGACGTTGCGTTCTCGCTGCCAGTGGCACTAGGCATGGCAGTTAGGCTGCGGTACACGTTCAACATGGAATCAAGCAGGGTCTGGCTCTGCTGCTGGTCAAGCTCGTTCGCAATCTGCGAGACTGAAGCGGGCAGACCAGCGGTGGATTTCAGGCACATTGCGCCCAATTCCTTCACCTTGTTCAACGCATCCTCGTCAACAAGGCAGTTGGTAAACACCATGATGGACTGGATGAACTGCGCCACGCCGTCCAAACGGTTGCTTTCAAGGTCGTTGATGGCATCCAGCACAGGAATAGCCGGTTCAAACAGACCCATTCGCTCCGGGTTCAGCTTGTATTCGACCATCGGCAGCATTCCGAGAGAGTGATTCTCAGACTTTGTGACCTTGCCGTTGTCGATTTCAAAGTACTGGTTTGGCGTATACACGCAAATCAAGTCGTTCAGGTCGTTCTGATAATTGCGTGGGATATGAAGCACGTTGGCGATGGGCTTGTGTCCGATGCCGGAGTTGTAAATCACATACGACATGTCCGGGTCGGGAACATCCACTAGCAAGGGCGTTTCGTCCGGATAGTTGCCGTTGTACCCCTTGTCAGGGAGAACAATGCGGTATCCCTGTCCGCATTCCAACATCCACTGCCAGAGCCGCCGATCGAGCGCATCCTTACCCTCATACTGCAAAGCATTGGACAGACGGGCGATTTCCTCACCGTCACCAGTTGCCGTTTCAGACCGCACATAAGAGCAAGGAGTACCGCTCATGTAGCCTGTGTAGAATCCCACGCATTCGTTTGCGTGGTTTTCTACAATGCGGTTCGTGATTTCAGCATGGTATTCCTTCGTGCGGAGGAGAACGGGCTGACTGCCCAAGTAGTAGTTGTGCAAGAAACGAATCTCATTCTTGTTCAGCAGATGAATAGGCTCTGCTTTGCCCATTACCACTTTCAGCACATTTTCCCGATTGATTTCCGTCTCCGGCGTTTCAATCGGTCTGCGTCCGGTCAGTGGCTCATTCAAAAAGCCGTTTACAACCATCTGATACTCAGCCATGCGTTCCTCCTTTCTGGCAAAATAAAAAGCGCAGCAAGACAAACCTGTTAAGGTCTATCTCACTGCGCTTACAACTGCGCTTCAAAAGCTATTTAGTTCTTGAACTTTGGCACGGAGACCCATGTTTCTTTCGGAAGGTTGGAATCTCCAATTGTAATCCAATGGCAAAGAGGGCACAGAAGAGAGAACTTGCCTTCTACTTCGCCAAGATAACGTCCGCAATCACACGGATTGCCGTTTGCGTCTTTTCGAGGACGCTTGCATCTGACTTTTGCTACCATCTGTGCTCCTTTCGTTGGATTTCTAGAAACAGGCTGTTGAGCACAGACCTGTCAGAAGCTACTGGGAAACTGTTCGCACTTCCAGCCGTGCTATTCTTCGCCCGAAGAAAACAATTGCAGCCTTTACATTCAGTTGTCGGACAGACGTAAACGGGTAAGCTGCAATTTTGGTGCTGCATAATGGATTTGAACCAATGTATGTCCGGTTATGAGCCGGATGCTCTAACCATACTAAGCTAATGCAACATAAAAACCCGGCTTGATTGGTTAACCGCTGCTCTTTGCAATGTCATGTCTAACCATTGCATCGAGAGCCGGGAATAGCGGTGGAGGTTTTGGAGAATAAAGCCACGCAAAGCTAGGTAGTTGGTTGTGCTGCGTAACGGAATCGAACCGTTGCTTGCCAGCCGTGGGGGAGACGGGCTGGCATTCCCCAAACAATTGGAAACGCAACATATAAAGCCCGGTGAAGGCGAAAGAGTGAGAAAACCTCCACCGGTGAAAGGAGGAATATGCTTGTTGACACGCACGCGAGTAAAAATGACAAAACCCCGCGTGTAAGCTATTCCTTTAAGGGAAGCTGCAAAACTTCCTGCGTACATTATAAGCCTTGTCAAGTGGTGAAATCAAATAAATAGACCCAGCGAACACAATATATTGTGTTTTTAATCAAAAAGGCCTCTTGACAGGCTCAATTTTACTGATTCCGTTGTACAATTCATCGGCAAGCTGAGCCAAGCTATCCGGTGCATCATCGTGCGGGACTTTTCCAAGCTGCGTGAACATCGTGACCTGTTCCATGAATGCCTTGTACTCTTTCGACTGGTGTTTTTCGTCAAGGAAATAGAACCGTTTGATGTCCGGCGCATACTGGATAATTCTGGACAGTTTACTTTGACTACTTGGCGCACGCTGGCTACGGACAGAGCAGTGATAGCCTTGCTGCCGAAGCTGGCTGTCTACCACGTCACAGTATTCATCGCCGCCGTTGTTGGCTTCGCCGCGCACCACGTTGATTTTGTGCTGGATGATTTTGCCCACGACTTCCGGTCTGGTCACGGTCTTATCGCCGTTATTGAACACAAGGTCAGGGATGAACACGGCATCACCGTACACATAGGCGATAGGACAGGCGGTGAAGTCACCGCCGCCCCATGCAATATCCATAACCATGAGCTTGCGATCGGGCTCTCCATCGGGCAGAACGCCGTTGAAATACCGCAGTTCATCAGCAGGGAACAGCAGACCTTCGCGCACATAGGGCTTACCCATGTACTTTGCCCACCATGTCGCATCGTCAATGCTTGCTTTCATATCGGCATAGTAGGCGTCGTCAAAGCCAACGCCATAGTCATAATTGAAGTTGCTGTGTCCGTTTTCGTCCACCGCAGGAATCACCCGGAATCTGTACTTTGGGTTGTCTGCGTACTGGTTCTGGATGCGCCCCAAAGGGTCAAGCACATTCCAACGCGTGCCGACCATCAGTTCCAATGCGCCTTGCTTTTTGCGGTCTTTCAGCTGGTTCAAATAGGCATCGTACTTGTTGTTCAGACGTTCAACATTCAGGCTTTCCTCCAAGTCCTCAATCAAGTCATCGCTGTACAGAACGCCGCCCTCGCCGATTTCAACAGCACCAGTCAGCGTGCCGCCAATAGAGCGACAAGTCAGGGTGGGGAACCGCTTCTTTCGGTTCAGGTCAACGCTTTCGTCCTTTGCGCTCTTGTCTACAAGCTGAACGTCAGGGAAGATTTTGCCCCAGTTGTAGGTAACAGGGTCAGTGATGATGGACAGCACTTCGCCGTAGAAGCCATTGGTCAGCTTGTCAGAATGCCCGCTCATAACCGATGCAACGTCAGGGCGGTTGCCCATCAGCCATGTGATAAAAAAAATACATAGCGTCGATTTTCCTACGCGAGCGGGTAGACTAACTCCCAAAAAATCAATCCGCTTATAAAACAAGTCCTCAAGGTCATCCGCCAGCACTTTCAGAACCCTGCGTCTCGGCTGATAGAACTTCTTTTCCGGCGCACGGTTCCATTCAAGGTAGATGCAATAGCTATCGAACACATCTTTTGCTTCAAACAGGTACGTCCGGCCGATAATGTCATAGACCTTCGCCACGTCCTCGCCTGTTTTCATCTTGCCCATCATGGCTGCACAGACAGAGCGCAGCTCACCAGAGTATTTGTAGGCATCGAACCGCTTGTCTTGCGGCAGAGCATCTCTCAGGTTCACCACCGCCTGAAACCAGTCCTCATAGACCTGTGCTTCGGTCGGATTCTGCTTTGCATACGCTTTGATGCTGTCAATGATGGCGATACACTGCTTTGGCTGCATAAAAAAATAGGCACCCCCTACCTTAAAATGTAAAGAGTGCCTACAACTGCACAAAAATCAAATATTCGGTTTTATAATTTCATTTCAGAAAATTATTTACTAAAACCCATCTTAATAAATGGGTTGCACAGTTTATTTTACTTCTTCTGCAAGCTGGTTGAGCCTGCGTTTCAGCTCGTCCGCATCGTAGTACAAAGCGTCTGCGATGGCATTGAGAATATCGGGCTTGTCGGTGTAATCGCACAGCGTTTCAATGAGTTTCAAACTCTGCTCTGACAATTTTACGGGTTTCATGCTTTATTCCTTTCTCTGACTATATAAAGTAGGTTTTGGTTGTTCATCTCCTAGCATCAGCTTATAGTGGAGATACTTTTTGATAATACTGTGTCTTTCTGCCAATGTGCCGTAAATAAAAACGAGAGCATCTTTAGCAGCATCGTATTCATTCGGGAAAATGGCAATTTCCTCGTTTACAAAGGTCACGGTGCAATTTTCCGAATGACAGGCTTCCAAAAACCTCTTAATTTCAAGGAATCCACCAAAGTCAAGCATAGACCGCAGCGTGATGCTTCCGTTCTTAACAATCAGTTCTTCTCCCTGCATATTATCTGGCCTTTCTCTGTTCAACAATCCGATACCATGTCTGGCGGATCACATAATATTTGCTTGTTCATCAAGCCACGTTTCGCGGTCAAGTCTTTCCTTCTTTTCGATTAAAGTAGGAGTAAACGTTTTATCGCTCTTCCATCCCGCATATTTCTTAAAATACGCAAGATAATCTTCCGCTATTGTCGGAATGCTTTCCAAAATAAATGTAAGAAGCGCGATTCTCATTTGCCGCTTAAACGTTTCGGAAGGGCCTTCTTTCTTGAAATCAAAAAATATGTTTTCATCATAAAACAAAACATTGCATCTCTTAGATTGGCATTCCAGCATAAACGAAGTGAAATCTTTGCAGTTTACAAAATCGAAAACTGAACGAAATGTCAAATCTGCATCTTTTTGATAAAGTTCCAGTAAAATGGTTTTTGCTTTTCCATGTGTTTCTCCTTTTCTCTTGCCTGTTGGAGAAAAGAATGGTATACTATGGTTGCACCATTCTTTTTCCTGTTTTGGTTGGTTTGGTGTACTCTTAGCGGTGGCTTGTGGTTGGGCTACCGCTATTTTTATTTGCGTATCTTTCGACACGCTCATACCAAGTGGATTTCCCGATGCCAAGCTGCTTGCAGCACTCTTTTACGGTAATTTTGCCTTTTTGCTGTTGCTCTAATAGGCTTTCAAACTGCTGCTCGTCAACTTGCTTTTCCTGTCTGCCAAAGCTACGGCCTGTTCTAACCGAAACTCTCTTGCCATCAACAATAGGCATGGCAGCTATGCCCTCTGCCTGACGTTGCTTGGTTTTCTTGCGCTCCTGTTCAGCTACTGCGCCCAAAACTTCAATAAGGATGTTGTTCACCATTTCCAACACCCATGTCTGGTCTTGGAAGTCAATCAGCGTAGTTGGAATGTCAAGGATGCGAACAATCACGCCTTTTTCTTTGAACCACTGAAGTTCTCGCTTCATCTCGTCTTTGTCACGCCCGAATCGGTCAAATTCCTTAACAATGACCTCATCCCCAGCCTTAACAGTCTCTTTCAATCGTTTATATTGCGGACGATCAAAGCTACTGCCTGTCATTTTATCACAAAATACATTCTCGTCCGGGATGTCGAACCGATCTCGTGCGATTTTAAGCTGTCTTGCAAGGCTTTGCTCCTTACTAGACACTCTAGCTAAGAAGTACTGCATATCATACCTCCGCTCAATTCGTTTTACTCAACATCATATCCGCCATCAACTTTAGTTCCTCTAGGAACCACCATAATTTTATAATCAAGGATTCTCAGCATTTCGTCTAAAACTTTCACACTCATGTTTTTTTGAACAAGCCGATTGCAAAAAACATTCGATTTGATTTTTAGTTTGTAGCACATATCTGAAACCTTGACATTTTGAGATTTCATGATTTCAGAAACAATTTCTCCTGCCCTCATTTTACATCTTCCTTTCTCTGAATCAATTATAACTCAGATATATGTGACTGTCAAGAGTAAAAAAATAAATGTTTACTATCAATAGGGTCACTTTTCCCTCAACACTTTTTTGTGTTAGTTTACAGCTTGTATAATTATCGTATTATCAAGTTTTACTATAAATTTCCGTCCCAATTCTAACACATTAAAGTGTCAAAACCGCTATCAAAAATGTACACTAAAACGTGTTTTAGCGTACAAATTATACAAATTGGGCTGTTGACAACTATATACCAAGCGTCTATAATCTAAGACAGCAGAACACACGATGAATCAGCCAACAACGGTAGATTTATCCTTTGTGGCATAAAAAATAGGCCGTCAGCATACCGACCAAAGTAGCACTGACGACCTATTCCACCACAAAACAGAAGCTGCGCAACCAAGGGCGCAGTCTCGGTTTCTGTCAATTATTATAGCAGAAGCAGACAACTTCTGCAATAGAAAGGAGCAAAAAACATGAACTTTCCCACGACAACCGAAGAATTTCTGAAAACCATCGCACATGGCAAAGAGCCGACCAGCGAGGACAGGGAGTACGCAGAAGCACTGGGCAAGCTGTCCGAACTGAACTACCGGGCAGGGTACGAAGCGGGAGCAGCCAAAAATAAGGTCTAAGTTTTGTGCAAATCTACAAACTTTTAGATTTTGTACAGATACCAGTACTACATTAAGCGTTTGCGTAATTGACAAGCCACAACATATTGCGTATACTGGTTGCACCCACATGAAGGGAGGTGAGTTTATGTACAGTCCTTATCTCGAACGCCACAATCACACGTTCACTGTTGCGCTAACCGAACGGCAGTTCCAGTGGCTGAAAGCCTATTGCACCGAACACAAGGTCGCGCAGGCCGCAGCCATCCGTGACACGTTCTTTGAGGTGCATCCCATCCCGGAGACCGATGAAAACGAAAAATGATACGCTCGCTAAAGTTTGGCGACCACAGCGAACGTATCATATCAACCCTGAGAGAAGCATTCTCTCGCCGTTATTATAGCAGAAAATTGCTTCTCTCACAAGTGAAAAGGAGCTTTTTAATGCAGCTTTCTTTGTCTGAGAACATCAAAATCTTCAACAACGCCGAGTTTGGCGAAATCCGTGTCATGCTCATTGACGATGACCCTTGGTTTGTTGGCAAGGACATTGCGGTAGCACTTGGCTACGCAAAGCCTGAGAACGCACTGTCAGCACACGTTGATGAGCAAGATAAAACCACTACCCTGATTCAGGGTGATGGTTCTAATTACAAGAGCAAGACAACCATCATTAACGAATCCGGCCTATACAGTCTGATTTTCAGCAGTAAACTGGAAAGTGCACAGAGGTTCAAGCACTGGGTCACTCACGAAGTTCTTCCATCCATCCGCAAGCATGGGATGTACATGACCGACAATCTGTTGGAGACGGCTATTGCCAACCCGGACTTCGTGATCGGGCTGATTCAGAACATGAAGGCCGAGAAGGAAAAGAGTGCAGCGTTGCAGATGCAGAACAAGCAGCTCTGCGAGAAGAACGAAGAGATGCAGCCCAAGGCGGACTACTTCGATGACCTTGTGGCGTGGAACGTATCTACCAATTTCCGCTCGACCGCAAAGGAACTGCGTATTCCTGAACGTCTGTTCATCAAGATGCTCATTTCTGACGGTTATATCTACCGTGACAAGAGCAAGGGTATCCTGCCGAAAGCGGGCAAGGGCGACGGTCTCTTTGCCGTCAAGGAATATTGCAACCAGAAGAACAAGCACGGTGGCGTACAGACCAGAGTAACGCCGAAAGGCCGTGAGACATTCCGTCTGCTCTATGCAAGCATTCGTAGAAATGGATAATTGAGGTTTTTCTGAAAAATCCGAAAAACTCACACGGCGGACATTTTTGTCCTTCGTGAAATAGTCCAATAGAAAAGCCAGTGGTTAGAGAGCATCTAGCCGCTGGCTTTTTATGTTATGCGATTATTCCTCTACGAGATCTGCGTACTTGACTTCAATACGAGGAAGTTCATCAGTGGTGCTGGTCAACGCTCTGGTGATTTTTTCAAGCCCGGTGAACTCACCATAGACGGTGATAATATCATCGTCCAGAATCTTCACGGCATCTCCACCACGCTTATCCAGCATATAATACTCGTCATCGGCATAGAAGCCGTATCCGCTATTGTCCGTGTAGGTTCTCCATGCCTTTTCGCTACCGGAGAAGTTTGCGTCAATAATCTGCGAAACCTTTACCTTGACAACGATCTTAGCACCTTCGTACTTTTCAGGGTAACGGCACAGTTCCTTATAGTCCACAGTCTGGCACTCTGCCTTGTAATCGTCCTCGCTGATTTCAGGCACAACAGATGCAACGGAAGAAGCGGTCGATTCACTTGCCTTAGACGTTGCTTTACTGCTGCTTGCAGAACTGTCAGAGCCGCTACCAGAGCCGCCAATGGCAGACAGAACAATCAGTACGATAATAGCGATGAACCACCAGCGTTTGTAGATGGGCGGTTTATTCTTACCGCCACACTGAGGGCAGACCTTTGCACTTGCGGCAATCTCTGCACCACAGTGCTTGCACGTTGTCATTTTACTTTTAGCCATTGCAGATTCCTCCCTTTCAAGGCTTGTAAGGCAAGTATAGCACAGAACACAGACCCTTTGTAGGGGTCTTTTTATTTTTGCGCGGAATTTTTGAGATTGACAATAAGGGGTATGGTAATTTTTTTGAGCCTTTTTTATTTTTTCGGTGGTTGAAAGGCTGACCGGGCGGGGCTGGGCGGCGGCTATATGCCCCGCCGGTGGAGACCAAAGCCCCAGCGCACCCGGACGGACTGCACACGGCAGGCAGCAGCGCAAACCGTGCCAGATGCAAGGCAGACCGCCCACAACAAGCCACGCACCGACACACACGCCCAAACGCTGGACACGCTACACCGGTCTGCATTCGATGCCAGATAGATCGTACCGGCGGCGGGCGTTGGACTGCCTGCAATGTGTCCGGCAAAGTGTACAATTTCGGACGCTATATTTATACTCATTTATATCTGTATTTTTTGTGTAAAGCCCTTGACTACTCAGATATAAATGATATAATATAGACAAGCTCAGAAATAAATGAGCACAACCACATTGAACCAAAACAGGAGGACAAAAACCATGAAAACCACATTAAAAGACATCCGCCGCTATGTTATCACCAACGCCGCAGAGGACTTGACAAAAAAGCGGTTCGCAGAGATTGACGCAATCCGCGTTGCAGAGTGCGGGTTTGAAACCATCGCATACAGCACCGGCATTTACGGTGTAACGGGCGTTCTGGTAAAGGGCACCACCACCGGCAAACTGTATGCCGTCACCGCTCGCACCTCTGCGCTGTTTCAGGTTATGTGATAGGGGGTGCAGTAATATGATTACTCTTGACTTTACCCAGTGGGCTGCCCTCTGGTATGTGGGCGGCATGATCAGCGGCGCACTCGTTATGATTGCTTTTTTTAACAGCTGAGGAGGGCGAAAAAATGACAATCGATATTTACAAGCCGGAACTTGCTGCAGAGTATCGCGGCAACGTAAAAGCCGCTATCCGTGCCGGTGCTTATAGTGTATGGGACGCGGAACGCATTGCAGGCGCTTTTAATTTTGGACACGGTACGCAGGCCGATTTTGAGCGGCACAAAAAAACAAATTCTGGCTTGCATCTTTTTATGGAGGTATAAAAATGACGACTTTCGAAGAAAAGGTGAACGCATACCGCGAAAATAAGCGGTTAATTGAAGAGCTTGAAGCAATGAATGACGCTGTAAAGGCTGAAATCATTGACATGATGCACGGCGCACCCGAAATGGTGCAGGGCACTGCAAAGGCCATTTACAAGGATGTGCAAAGCGTCCGACTTGATAGCAAGCTTTTACAGGCAGCACACCCGGATATTTATGCAGAGTGCAGCAAGCGCACCACATACAAGCGTTTTAGCGTTGTTTGATGGAGGTGCGACAAGTGATTTTTTCTTGTATCCTGTTCGTTTTTTGGTTTTTCTCGGCGCTGTTTAAGGCGTCAAAATAAGAAGCATTCCACCCGGTCAGAAATGGCCGGGCTTTTCTTTTGCCTTGCATCTGCTGAGGGTGCAGGGCTTTTATTTTGTCCTGCTGCAATACAGTCCCATGCAAGCGTTTACAGGGCGTTTTCCCGTGTCAATGCAAGTATACCGCCCACGCCACAAAACAGCGTGCAGGACTTTACAGGCGCTTTTCCTGTGATTCGCCCCATTCAACCGCCCACAATACCAGACCCAAACAAGCGGCTATAATACCACCTGCACCACGCTAGAGCGCATCACAGCGCCGCAACGCATCCAGCGCATACCAGATAACACCGCCACGCCAGACGCTGTACAGACCAGCGCAACCGCCCTATTATAATAAGGTATATAAAGGGGCAGAGGTTCGCCCCATGTTATGGATCCATGCCGGACGGTGCAGCATACCGCAGACCATACCAGCCCGGCGGGGTCAGCTCCTACCGTCTGCGGATCGCTGGCAAGTGCTGCACCCGGCGCGCCTGCTGAGGGGTCAGCGTCTCCACCTGTACAGGGTCAGCCTGTCACCCTCCACCCGGCGGGGCAGTCCAGCAGCAGGAGCGTAGCGGGCGGCGCGGAACCATTGACGGCTGCCGCCGTATCTCTTTTCGGGCTTTCGCCCGATAGCTAATAGAGGTCAGCAATAGTCGCAACGTTTCGGCTGGAATAGTCGTAACAGCTTCTGGAATAGTCGTAGCCAATAGTCGCAGTTTCTCCAATAAAATAGTCGTGAAATAGTCGTAAAGTCGTCAGACGACCAGCTTTTGAAAGTCCTATATATCGTATATCAACGAGCAGTCTGCTGATAGTCGCAGAGTAATAGTCGTAGCGTTTTCTTGCGAATCATCGTAAAGTAGTTGTGTATTTTTTGTGTGAAATAGTCGTTCGCCTTTTAGGAAAAGAGAGGTGCGATAGTCGCTAAGTAGTCAGACACCCCAAAAATCAATATATGTCTTGATACCTGTCAATTTTAACCCCAATCGCATTACCTCAAAATCTTTATCTATCGTACTTATTATAATAGTCGCAGACAATTACTCAATCTTTTTAACTATTATTCTGCTAGAATAGTCGTATCATCCGATTCTGTTCGTTCTTCTCCTATTTAATTACCGACAACTACAATCATATCATACAAACAAACTATGATTACTTATTCGGCAATACCTCAATACTTTTAACTATCAAATAAGACTATCCAATCGGTCAGTTGCTTTCAGCTTTCAATCAACTGCTCATACAGTTATGCAACATTTCTACATATCCAGCCGACTACGAAATAAAGTCAATTCTCCATGTGAAATAATCGTAAATCATCCGCCAATCCGAACGTTACGCTAGTTCTCGCCTACGGTCTGCTTTGCTGGCTAACGGTGTAGCTTTGGAGATAGAGGGTTGTAGAGAGAAGGAGCCTTTGCAAAACAGTTGGTTGTTAAAATCGTTTTTTTAACGATTGTCGCACCATCTTGGCGTGGGGACATAAAATAGCTTGTCTATTTCATGGAAGGGAGATGGAAAGATAGATAGATAATAATAGGGGGTTATAGGGGGGAAGAAGAAGGAAGGAAGAGAGGAAGATTGAATGCAAACGCATCATGTGCATCCATTTGCATTCAAACGCATCACGCTGATAGTCGTAGCCATATCAGCCCAAACGCCACCCGATCGAGACGGTTTCTACTCAAAATCAGACTTTGCCGTTTTTTCTCGATAAATAACAGACGAAAAAAGCACGGAATAGTCGCAGAGGGTAGTTTTACTACCTGGCACCATTCCATGCTTTTCATTCCGTTTGTTAATTGGTGATTATAGCGGAGATTTGAATTCTACTGTCTGCTTGCATCTTGCGCATACGCTCCGCAGCCGCTTCTTTCTGTTCGTCCGTCATAATTCTTGTGGTAGCAAACCGCACAAGTCGCTTGGGCATCTCATACCACTTGCCGTCCTTGTCCTGCTTGACCAGCTTGTACGACACAGGCTCCCGCTCGCACAGCTTGTCGAGCTTGCGCATATACACCGGGTCGGCGGTATAAACCGATGCAGTATCTTCCGCTGCATTGAAGTTGACGATGGTCTCTTGTTCCAGTCGAGTGATGTTCATAATCGTTTTCCTCCGTTTGTTGATTGACGAAAAATATTTATGGGGTTCTGACGATAACTTTATCGCCCTGACCCTGTTATCTGTTTTTCTTGCCTATTCTACTGTGACGATACGAACACAGAAGAGATGCTAGGCTACTATCACTCAATCGCTTCGTATGTTTTCTCGAAAATGTCAGGTTTACACGGGTAGATTTCGCCATTTACGCCACGAATGATATAATCGCCAGTCCTTGCAATCATAGTCCCTTCAAGCGTTTTAATCTCGCACCACGCAGGGTCATTGTAAAACTTTCCGAAGTTATGCGTGATAATATCATTGCTACTTACTGCATCCCAGAACCAATCCGCTCCAACAAGTCCTCGTGCATTGAGCTTAAATGCTTCGATAACAACTGGCTTCTTGCTGTATTTCATGTTTATTCTCCTCTCGTTACATCCACACGCATTCTTTGAACTGTTGCGTTTCCATCTGGAACGTGATGTCCAATGACCCCACGTTGCCCTCTTTGTTTTTCTCAAGCGCAAAGTGATAGTGCTGCTCCGGCCGCTTTTTCGTGGTCACGTTCTGCGCTAGCAGGATGATTGCATCTGCGTCCTGCTCGATCTGTCCGCTTTCTCGAAGGTCTGCGGCGGTCGGTGGGATGCCCGCTCTTGCCGTTTCTCGACTGAGCTGTGCAAGTGCTACCACCAGCGTTCCTGTGGACTGTGCAAACTCATGCAGTGCCATGCTGATTTCCGTGACAGCGCTGTATCGATCTTTCGCTCCGGCCTGATGGATAAGCTGCAAATAGTCGATGAACACTACTTTGGCCTGCATTCTGATGGATTGCGTTCTAATCCACCCAACACTCTTACCAGCGGCAGAGCGGACGAACAGAGGATATTTCTTGATGGCTGCCAGCCGGTCAAGCTCGTCAATGCTGACGGTCTTGTTTTTGACCGTATGTAGCGGTACGCCTAACTGGTTTGCGATAATACGAGCATAAAGCGTGTCTGGGTCTGTTTCTAGGCTGAAATACGCCACCTTGCGCCCGTTCTTGGCTATTTCACAGGCAAGTTGCAGAGACAGAGCGGTCTTACCAGCAGACGGTCTGCCGCCGATCACAACGAAGTTGCCCGGCACAAGATGCAAGTTGTTGTCCAGCACTTTAAGTCCTGTGCTGATATACTCCGGCTTATCATCCAACTTGCGGATGTAATTGTCTATGCCATCGCACATCGGGATGAAATCGCTTCTCTCGTTGTGTAAATTGATAGCTTCGCCTAGCTGCTCATAAATGCCCGTCAGGTCTGCGTATCTGGTCGAGCCATCAACGATTTTGAACGCAAGTTCTCTGGCTCTGGACAATGCTGCCTGTTCCTTGACGATTCCAGCCCATCCAAGCATCATGTCGTGGGTGACGTTGCGGATGAACTCTGCGCCGAAGGCATCAAGGCATTCGCTCATTGCTTTCTTGCAGTTATCGTACCGCCCCATGACTTCTACCGGGTTCCACTTGTCGTTGTGTTCCCAATAGCCACGAATGGCAGCGAACGTATCATGCAGTTCAGGGCAGAAATCGTCGATTTTGAGGTCTTGCAACACATCGGCATACTCAGAAAACGTAAGTACTGCCCCAAGCAGGATGTATTGGGTCTGATTTTCAATATTCACCGCAGAAAGTCTCCCTCGTCAGGCAATTCAGCCATTGTCTGCTGGTAGCCACCGTTCCAGTCCTTCACGTTACGCATCCAATTCCGTGCAGCAGCTTTCCAGTCTTTCATAGGCGACTTGCCGACCTTCCAGCCATTTGCCGTGAAGTGGTCAACAAACCGCTCTGCTTCTGATTCCATGTAGCCCTTCTCGGAAAAGTATTCTCTGGCTTGCTCGACAGTCGGTGCTTTAAAGCGTTTTACTTCGTTGGTATTTTTCTTTTCACATTTTTCTTTTTTATCAGATTCAGATACAGAATCAGATACAGATAAGTTACCATTCGTATCAGTTGGTATGTTTGGTATACCATTTATACCATTCGTATCCTGTGATACCATTGGTATGCTTTCGTATTTTTTATCGTTCCAACGCTTGCTTATATTTTTCTTGTTTGCTTCTCGTCTACGCTTATCACGTTCTTCCATCTTCTGCACGTTCATATCATCGAACGCCTTAACGACTTTCCAGAGCATCCGCATAGCACGATCGTCGTCGTACGCTGGCTCAATCCCAGTCTCAACATACTGTGCATAGTTGCGGACGAATGCTCCAAATTCCTCGTCTGTCACCTCGTCCATCGCATGAACGTGTTCCAACAGAAGAATCATTGATGTTCTCGGCTTGTGTCCCTGCTCCATACTTAATCCTCTTTGTAACGGCTGTTCCACCGGCTGATGATTTCTTGTCGTCCGTCTTTTTCGTCATACGGTGACAAAACGCCATCTTCATCAAAGCTATAGTAAGCGCTATTGCTCATTGATGCATTATTACACTTTTCACACAGAATCATCCATGTTGTGTGGTATCTTCTCTTTGAATCCACTTGATGCAATCCATCGTGATATAACGTAGGAATAGACCCGCAGAACGGGCATCTCTTAAGTTCTTCCATTTTTAATCCTCCTCAGAATGGGCACTCAGCGTCAGATTCGCGCAGCCAGCCTTCGCCCGGAATGTTGACTATCTCATAATACTTTCGTGCAACGTAGATTGTTTTCTGTCCGTCCTCAGCAATCAGACCGACAATCAGATAGTTTCCAGCAGCCATAAAGAACCAAGGGTTGCTCTTGTAGGTCTCGCCCTTCATCCAGTTCTTCATCCTGTTCACGGCTTTTTCAATATCCTTGTCGGGGCAGTCCGGGTTTTCGTATGCAAAGAAATCCTCAGGAAATTTAAGCTTTTTCACTTTCTGAATCCCTCTCTCGTTCTCGTGATTCGCTTATGCGCCTTTACAGGCCTTGTGCCTTTGCCGTATGCCGGGCGGATATGTTTTGCCTTGATGTACCCGCAAGGTGGCTTCGGCCCAAAGTCGAAAAGGCTCAAGTCCATAACGATGATGCCAAACTTCTTGTTCGTCATATTTGTTCCTCCGTAGGTGGTTCTGGCATATACGCCCAGTGTTTTACAATGTACCAATGCGTTCAGTCCTCATAATACGGAAGCGGAAGCTCTGCCCACGCAATAATTTTTTGATTAAGAGTGATAGCAGTTTTTTCCCATCTTCCATCCAAAGTATGTGACGTAGTTACATACTTTTCTTTATTGTTCATTTCAAAAGTAATAAGCACCGTATTGGAAACGGTCTCAAACATACCGTTTCTCCATCTATCTGTGCCCTTAAATTTGAAGAAGATTGACTTGTGTTCAGGCGGAAGTCCTTCTTTTTCAATGGAATGCCAAATCACTTTGCTTTCATTCATATTGTCCTCCTATACCATCGGAAACGCCATCCAATGCGTTACCGTCACATCTTTCGGCAGTCTCTCGCCTATCTCATCCCAGAACTGACCGTCTGCGTAACAGCCAAGAAAGTACGCTGTCGGCGAGATTCCTTGCAACATTTTTCCATCTTTATCACGCCACGTTGTCTTAATCGCAAGCAACAAAGGTTCCGTTCGTTCTTTCGGCACTTCGCTTGCCGGGTGCCACATCGTGTTATTCATTCAATCACCATCCCACACGCCGTCTGGCCGCATTTTTGCAAATTCAAGCAGCCAATACAGCGCACGCTTTGCATTGCCTTCTGTCGCGTGCCAATAGTCGTCATCGTCTGTATCATCACCCAAAGCGGCAATAGCCTTTTCCAGCATCGGGATGCTTTCAGCTCCCGTCTTGCCGTAGATAGAACGAATTCCTTTTTTCCCGAGCACATCATTACGCCGATAGAACTTTCTATAATTCCATGTGACGTAGCACATCAGTTTTTCTGTTCCACCCACAATTCTCACGCCGCCTGCAATAAAATGTACGCTATCCGCTTTAAGCGTTTCATGCGTTACAGGGTCACAAAGTGAAATATCATAGCTCATACTCGTCCAGCTCCTTTTTGATTTGCTGGCGTTCAATCTGTTTCAATCTTGCCTTTGCCAGCTTGCGGTTGTCAGCCTTGCGGATAGCCCAGTTGTTTCGGTGGTTTGCCCACGCTGCAAAATAGTGACTGTATTCGCTTTGGTCGTACCAGCCCTTGCCAATAAGCCCTTTATAGGTCTGCTGACGTTTCATCTTTCTTCTCCCATTCCTTGCATCCACGTTCATCCCACACGAAGTCTGCAACGTGTTCCGACTGGTCGTTTACACACACGCCCTCTGGCTCTGCGTACTATTTACAAGAGCCGCAGGATGGCTCAGATTTGTTCTTGCAGGATTCTGCTGTGCATCGGATAGCCTTACCAGCGGAGAACTGCTTGATGCCCATGCAAGAGCAATGTTCGGTGGTGCAGTAAATCATTCTTGCTTCCTCCAACCGATAAACTCACACAGACCGATGGTCTGCGCGTCGCATCTGTGCGTGCATTTGACTGTTGGCAGGCTAAAACCCGTTAAATTGTTGCAAATAGTCTCAAGGCCAAAAAGTTCATCAAACGCATTGTCAGGAATTTTTGCATCTTTTGCATTGTAGATAATCGCTCCACACTGCTTACAACGCCATACAGAACATCTTGTCATCTTCTTTGTCCTCTCTTTCCCCTGTTGAACCGCCCGATCACTCGCTTATACTCTGCATAGCACTCCGGGCACAGGTCGCCTGTGTCCCTGCGCCATGCCCAGTCCTTGAAGTATTCGTTAGGGTTCATTGTTTTGGCTTCCTGTATCGTTCCGCAGCGTTCGCATACTCGCTTGTGGTAGATTCCTCTGTCAGTCTGCATTACTTTTACCTCTCATTGACCCATAATGGCCATAATCTGAATGATAAGGCTACATACAGCTACAACCAGCGAAGGCAAGCACAACCCGAGAGCATAATTTGAATCGTAAAACACAGGTTCTCTTTTGCATATTCTGTAAATAGGGTAGCCAATCAGCCACCCGATGAAGAACAGGGTCGATGTAAACACAATGCCAACAATAATTATTAAAACAGCCATGTTACATTACGTCCTTAAACAGGATTTCTTTGTCTGCTTTCCAGTCTTTGATTTTGCACGGAATGCCCGTTCCGGGTACGGTCTTTTTCAGACCATCCATCTGCCAGACGTTCCATGAGATGATGTCTGCGATACAGTCAAGAAAAATATGCATGAAGCCAATTTCTAGCTTTTCAGCATCAAACCGATACCTAAAATTTTCAATCAGTGTCAGGAACAGGTTGCACCTTGTCAGAAAGAGGTTGTCTCCTTGCCACTCATAGCCGTATGTCGATTTGTAGGCGCTAATTGCCCAGAACATCCACATATTGTAGTCATGGAACTGCTCTGCCAGAACATTTAGCTTTCTATCCAGCAGACCGATTCTGTCCGGCACGGCAATCATCTGCCCTGTTGTGGTATCGTATCGGCTTGTGAGGAACGGCGCTTCTCCACAGGTGACTTCAAGCACATTATGGTTGATGTACTTCTTCCAGTCCTCGCCTTTCAGGTCGTTTTCGGCAACGTCTGCCATCTTCTTGCAAACCCAAGTCGGCGTAAACACCTCTGCTTTCTTGCTGGTACGTTTTTTCTGGTCTACAAGCCGTTTCTGCACACGAGGGACAAGTTGAACCTTGTCTAGCTGTTCCAGTGTGATTTCATCTGCAAAGCCCACGCCTAGTTCAGGCGGCGGGTCTGTCGCCCAGATGATGTTCTTGCCTGTTGTGTGGTCTTGCAAGAGGACAGGCAGAAACGTGCGTAGACACGGGTCTGAGAAGTCAATCAACTTGCGTTCTTCTGCTCTCTCCATATCATTTCACTCCACATAGCATCAATTTTCGCTTTGTTTTTCTTCTGAGCTTCTGCAAATGCGGTAGATTCTCTTGCTTTTTTAATGCTATCGCAAGAGATTTTATAATGCTCAGGGCAAAGACGTTTACCTTTAACGCATGGTTTACCGCATCTAAAGCACCCATTCGGGTCTTTATAATCGTATTTCTTTTTGCTGTTTTGTCGTCTTTGTTTTAACGTGCATTCGTAACATAATTGCCTGCCACCCCACGAGGGGCGTTTGCCACATTTCCCGCATAAGCCCTGTTCAATGTGCTTTCTTCTTGTTCTCTCTGCGGATTCTGCCTGCCTTTTTTTCTGTTCAACTGTCATTTTTGAACGCCTTTTTGCGTTCCTTTCGCTTGTTTTCACAAGGCAAACTTCACAAAGTTTATGCTTTGGGGCTGATTCGTTATGACAGATAGGGCAGAAACCATGCGATTCATACCAGCGTTTCGTGAGAACTTCTTCTTCACGGCACTTTTCACAAGCAACAAAACCGCTGTTGTTAGGTTTTCCGCATCTTGGGCACAGCCCTTTTTCTTTTCTTATTTGATATCTTGAGACCGTCACATCGCTACATGATTCTTTGCCGATGATTACTTCCAATCGCTTGTCACCTCTCTGTACTCCACGTCAATTCCTTTCGGCAAAGCCGTCTGGTACTTCTGAGCCAACTGCTCTGCGCTCTGGGCATCGCCCAACGGCTGTTCAGGCGGCGCAACAGTAACTTCCACGTTATCACGCATACCAAAATAGTTCTTGGCTCGGAAAATCCACTCTGCCGGGTTCTCCTGACCATACATACCGTTGTACGCCCACATGGATTGCATTTGCAGAATCAGCTTCAGGATGTACTTCTGCTGCAAGCTATCGTCACGGCGTTTACCCGCCATAATCTGCTTCAAACTCACCCATTCGATGCCAAGCACCAGTGCAATCCATTCCACCACTGGAGAGATTCTAGCTTCGATGCAAGCGTCAAAGAAGAAGTCAAGACGCTGCTGCACTTCAATCGGGTTGTTCATGTCCACGCTTGGAAGATCGCCAAAATACTTGGCTGCAATCATGCCGATGACCTTCTTGTCCTCTTCATTACCGATTCTCGACTGCAAATCGCCCGTGTTCATCATCTTAGATTTCTCGATAGCCAACTCTTGCTGTTCTTTCACCTTTTTACTCACCTGTGAGCGGATAGATTTCCGCTTGTTAAGCATTTGTTGTTTCTTCTTCTCACGCTCTTTCTCGCGCTTCGCAGCGGCTTCTTCTTTCGCCTTTTGCGCCCGCTTCTCACGCTTTTTCTTTTCCGCTTCGGTCAGCGGCGGTCTGCCACGACCACGCTTCGGGGGTGTTGCCATGTGTCAGACCTCCTTTGGCGGTTTAGGAAATGGCATCCAAAACTGAAATAAGTCCGGCGCATCAGCCACAAAATCCCACTTAGCCGGTTGTGAAATTGCTGAGTCCGCATACATTGCAATGACTTTTCCGTATGTGGAATCATCCTTTGTTGGCGGGTTTTCTTTTGTGTTTCTCCACTTATCCTGAAAACCATTTTCGCTATAAGAAACGATTTCAAAATAATGTGTAGCCATACCAAGTTCTTGCTCAATATCGCTACGGATGCTCTTGTCATCCTCGTCCGCTTCGGTTTCGAGAACAAGGTAAATTCGCTTTTTCATGTTCTCACATCTTCATCTTTGTTTCGATGCTGTCCAGCTTCCGTGCAATCCACCAGACGGAACAGCAGTTGTCCAACTGCCGCCACCAAGCGCACTTTTCTTTCTCGCATACGCAACGACCAAGCGGATTGCTGGTCATCTTCATCGGACAGTAAAGTTCGTTTTCCATCATTTCCACCCCATCACAACTGCCGTACAAACGACCAGACACACGTTGACGAACAGCCAGACGAGCATTGCCTGATGCTCTTCAAACAGGTTGTCTGCCATGTCTTTGATTGTCCGTTCGGACTGAACTACTACCGCCAGAAGGACTAGGCAGACCAGCCAGCGAGTTGCAAATTCAAACATCATCGTTACCACCTGTTCATAATTTCAAATTCTCTCATGCGAAGTTCCCCACCGCAAAACGGGCAAATCCTTTTTTCTTGAAACTCTTTCTTTGTCATGTACGCTTCATGCTTCATGGAGGTCATGCATCGATCACAGGCATAGGTCAAAATGAAGTGAACCGGCTTTTCTTCTTTCTTTTCTTTTGGATAAATCTTTTCTTCAAATACATCGTACAGCTTTTGGAAACCATCTTTTGCGCTCTTTACCCACATATCGTGCCCGGCTTCTGCTTCCTCTTTGCTGTCATATCCTCGAACAACAATCCACTCCCCACCCCTAAATTGTTCGTGTTGAATCGCCGTTTCATAATTCCAATCCCTATCGTCAACGGCGCAAGTGTCAATGTGATAGCCATTTACGGTATCTTCCTTCAGTTCTCGTTCATAACGAGGGCGTTGATTCATAAATCCAAAAAGCTCACTTGAAAAATCAAACATTGTTATCCTCCATCAAATCGTCCATGCTCAACTGACCGCTGATGTTGTCATCTTCCATCCACCAGCGAAAAACGTCCATGCCGGTCTGCCAGTCGCACGGCAGGCATTTTGCTTTTCTAACATCAAGCATTCGCTCAAACGCCGAGATATACATTTTCTCGTAGGCAGGCCAGCGCATAAACTCACGCTGTCTGCCCCCCCTACCGGCCATTGGACAACCGATGCAGCCAACATGCTTCTGCCCTTCGCAATACAATGGATTGATAGGAAGGTTCTCGCTGTGCGTGTAGTCCCACACATCATCGTCAGACCAGTCCACGATCGGATTGACTGTCATCTTGCCCTTAAGGTTGCAGGTCTCGAACAGTTGTCGTTTTTCATCGTTGTCGCCCATCATCGTAATTCTTTTTTCTTTGTTACGATGGTTAAACTCCATAATCCCACGATTGTTTTTTCTCGATGTCGACTCAGCCCAACGAACGCCAGTTGCAATAAAGCGATTTTTACCAGATGTTTCCTTCAACACAGAACAACAGTAACGCATAAGCCTCGTTGGTGGAATCATGATTTGCGGGATCAGTGTCCACATGGATACGGGCTTGTCCTTGTATCGTGGCATGACGATGGAACATTTGATTCCCCGTTCTTCCATTGCCTTGAACTGCTCACGAATGAAATGGACCGTCTCCGGCGCATCTGCTGTAGTATGGCTGTTGACCACCTCGAAGTTGATTCCTGCACGTTCAGCCAGAGCCACAAGCACCTGCGAATCCTTGCCGCCAGAGTATGTGACCATGAGCGGTTTCTTGTACCGATGCTCAGATAGCCTTGCCGCGTCCTGCAACCGTGCGATGGCAAGCTGTTCCTTATCCATCAGCTCCACCTTTCTCTCAGCTCTTTTTCGACCTGTTCTGACTTTGCGGTGATGTAATCTGCAAACTCGTCAGGGGTCATATCCTCTTCTTTGAATTTGCCGACCATTTCCCAGTACCTGTCACCAATGCGGATGATTTTTTGCACCTGTTCATCGGTCAGGTCTGCATCGCACCGAAGATTCTGAATCAGTGCGCCCCATGTGGCAGTGACGCCATCCAGAGCCATGCGAAAGCCGTACAATTGGTTCTGCCGTGCGATTTTGCGGAGGTTGGTTGACATCGCCTGTTTTCCGCTTGATGGGCGGTTTCCATGCTTATTCATCTGACTGCTCCTTTGCTTCAAGGCGAGAGAGCCAGCGATCAAGCTTTATCTCGGCGGTCTTGTAGATTTCCTCCGAAACTCTTGCCTTGATACATGGTTTTGAATCAGACAAATAGACCGCGAACGCAACTTTAATGTCTGCTAGTTCCTCTAGCAAATTTTCTTCGCACTCTTCTACGCTCTTCGGTGTCGGGTTCGTGCCATCCATCGCCCGGCGCAGCTTCAACGCAGCCTGTGCCAGTTCGGACGCTTCTTCTGCCAACTGTGCCAAGATTTCCGTCTTTGGCAGAATGTCTGAAACTTTCTTACTCACTTTTTTCTCCTTTCAGCCAGTCGTTCAGCTTTGCCATGCAAGAAGGGCAAAGATTGAACTCATATTCTTGTGGACATCCGATGTTACTTACGATCATTTGAATGCTTGAAAGCGTTGTGTAATCTCTCAAATCAAATGTTTCACCGCATCGGTCACACTTGATGTTCATTTTCTTCATCCTTTTTATCTGCAAAGAAAGATTCATAGTCAAACCACTTATCATCCAAAATGTTTCCGATGATTCTTACGGAACTTCCAAGACCTTTTGTGGCGACGCGAACATACTTGCCTTTCATTTGACCGTATTCCTCAACGCCAACTGTGTCCATGATTCGCATAATCGCTTCCATGCCAGAGCCGTACCCCTCAAAGTCTTTGCTTCCAAGATGCCCCTTGCCGAGAACATACCCACCATAGCAAACGCCCCATCCATGGCCATTAAGCACCAAATCTGAAGTTAAAACTCCGTGGTCTGCCATAGTAAGTCGAACGCTTTCAATTTGCGCGTTTTCTATTTCATAGCCACTTTCTTCCAGAAGTTGTTTAGTCCATTTTTTCATGTTCTTTCTCCAATCTTTCCAGCAGCCCATCCACGTCATACCGCCAATGGACACGCAGCCTTTTTGCTTTGACCTCTATTCCCTCTTGCTCTGCCCACTGCCAAGGGATGCTCTTCCGGCTCTCGTTGTAGCGAAACGCTAGAACCTTGCTGGCAGGAATTGCAAAGGTGCGGTTGACTGCCCGGTAATTGACTATCACATGGGCGGTCTGACCGCTGTATCCCATTGCATCCACCATGTCAGTGATGTGCTTTTCCTTGCGGTATTTGCACTTTGCCTTGTCGTACTTGCCGAACACCTTTTCCAGAGGGATAGAAGGCGTTTCAATAGTTTTCAGCTCGAACAGGTGGTTCATCGGGTATCGGTATACAAGGAAGTCGCAGATGTTGTCGATGGAAAACGACAGGCTCTCGTTGCCGCCGTAGTAGGTGGTAGCACTGTCTTTCAGGCGGTAGCACCACGCATCGGATGGGACGGATGCCTTGAAGTCTGCTTCAAACTGTTTGCCGGTGTTCATTCGTTGTCCTCGACCTTTTTAGCTTCTCTGATACGCAGTTTAGCAAGTTCGCTATTTGCATATCGCAGTTGCCAGCTACCAAACCAGCCTTTGTGAACAAGTTTTCCGGCGCAGTAAACAAACTCCTGCTTCATCAGGTCATCAAGTGAAATGATGTAACAGCCCGGTTTATACTTTCTTTTGCTCATCCCCGTTCACCTCTAAGCTCACGGAATATGAGTTGCTTTGTCAGCGGGCTTTTCCATTTCCTTCATAATTCGCTTATGTTCTTCCACTGTCATGTTGTTCGGGTAGAATCGCTTGTCCACCAGTTCAAACGGTTGCATATAGTGGTCAAGAACATCTCTTGCTTCTTCTCGTGCCTTTTCGGCACACATTTCGATGTATTCATCTTCGGTCATGTTGTAATCGGTAATGCAATCGACAACCGAAGAAAACCTGCACAACAGACCATTAGGCTGTCTTGCAATAAAAGCTCCCATTTATCTTTCACCTCTAAATTCACTTCCGAGAAACCGTTTCTTGTTACGTTCCCGGTGCTTGTCCTCATAATCACGGTGGTACACGCTCTGGCTGTTGTTCAGCTCATACACGAAAGCCTTGCGTTCCTCGAAGTCTTTCTTCTCTGCTTTGTACTTTTCGCAAGTGTCGTGGCAGGCTTGGTGGCGTGATGTGCAGTTGAGACAACAGGTAATCATCTTTCCAAGCGCCCGTCCAGCCAGATAGCACAGCTCTTATATAAGGTAGGCGGTCATTGTTTATGTCCTAAAAGGGCAAATCCAATGAATCGTCAATCACAGAAAAGTCATCTGCGTTGCCCTGAGAGTAGTTCTGCGGTGCATCCTGCGCCCGATCAGCGGGCTTGCTGTCAGACTTGCCACCGCAGAAGTCAACCTTGTTTGCCATGATTTCCGTTGCGGTGCGGTTGTTTCCCTGCTTGTCGGTATACTTCCGGGTCTGGATGCTACCAGTCACCAGAATCAGGCTGCCCTTCTGGAACCACTTGGAAACGAACAGTGCCGTATTACCAAATGCGGTGCAGTTGAAGAAGTCGGTTTCCTTCTGACCGCCACTCTGGCGGTCGCAAGCAATGCTGAACGTGCAAACATCCTTGCCGGACTTCGTGACCTTAGCTTCTGGCGTGTGAACCAGACGACCCTGAATTGCGATAGAATTGAGCATTATTTAGCCCTCCTTCGGCTGTTTCTGAGCACAGTCCCAACACAGGACACGCCCAAAGCGTTTCTTCGTGCTTCTTGCGGTTTCCAGCGGCGATACGGTGCGGTTGTTGTACTGAATAGGCTGTAACTGCTTTCCGCAGCAAGCGCATGGGGGGATGGTTTCCGCTTCCGTTTGCTTCTGCGCAGGCTTGTTCGCCTTGCTTGCAGTCTGTTTTTGATACTCGTCCGTGTCAGCATCCTTCGTATCGTCAATGCAGAACAGACCGTTCAGAGCGTACTTTCTAGCGTAGCTGCTTGCAGTGCCGGTAATCTGCGAATCGTCCATGCCCTTCTTAAACTCAGGCTCACGAGCGTATGCAGTCACCGTGTAGGTGGCTCCATCCTGCGATTCAACTGTTGCAGTGGCTTCGATGTAGTGCCAACTGTCAACGATAACAGGCTTGTCGGAAAGCCGCAGCACAAGGCTATGCGCTTTCAAGATGGGCTTGACCGCTTCAAGGATGTCCTCACACGAGCGGTACTTGTATCCACCGAATTTGTTCATTTGCCCCTTCGGAGCTTTCAGCTCTGACTGAACAGCCATTAGAGCTTCATGGATTTTGCTGTTGTCCATCAGTTGTTCTCCTTCCTCGCTTCTTTTCTTGCTTTACGGCAAGCCGGGCAACGCTTAGGCAATGCCATGTTATGCGATTCAAAGAAAATGCGCTCTGCACGAGTAATCTCGAACACTTTGCCGCAGTCACGGCACGTTTTCTCGATGCTTGTGTTTTCGTCCCGGAAAGCCCTTCTTGCGGCATCTTCGACAGCAAACGCTTCCGTGAATCTGTCATAAGGTCTCCTGACAAGCATATGCTGCGGTGCATGACCGTTTCTGCGGAGCGTTTCTTCTAAGTTGTTCCTTTTGCAGTTTGCGCAAAGAGTTTCGGTGCTGTTCGGAAACACTGAAAACGGCTTATTGCACTTTTCGCAGTGCTTAATTTCTTTCTTGTATTTGCCCATTTTCTTTCCTTTCTTCGGCTTCATTAGGCTTCATTGTTCTTACTTTGGCTTAACTTGGCTGTACAAAATCAACCAGCCATCAGTTCTGCCAACTGCGCACGGAGGTCTTTCAGCTCCGCTTCCATGTCGTCGATTTCAGACCGCAAGTCCTCGATTTCAGCCAGCCGGTCAGCTTCTTTAGCTTCTGCCATTTGTTCGTTGGTCATAAAGTACACGCCATCCTCCGGCTCGGTCACACCACCGAATCTGTCAAGGTTAATCATCTTTTGGTCTCCCTCTCTTGCGTCCTTCTTTGATTTGCAACGCACTGTACCACTGGTCTTTGTCGATCTCGATGGTCGACCACCGGTGGTTACAGGCAATGCACTTCTTGCGGCGAACAATGCTATCGTTGTCAGACCGGCTGTCAATCGTTGTAATGTTGTCGCTACCGCACACTGGGCATTTCACCGTACATTCCTCCACTTGTTAGTATGAGCGGGAATGTGGTTCAGCTTCCCCATCCGTTCGTTATCTTCATGCTCTTTTTCCGCGCTCACTCCAAGCGCGCACAAAACCAGAGCGGTAGCTAGTAACATCAGTGAAACAAATGCCCATCCAAGCATCTGTACTGTAGTCTCGCAGCCATTTATTGTATCGCCACAGCTAACGGCTACGATTGCGGCGACAATACCAAGTATGGTAAGCACGTTTCCTTTTACGGTTTTCATTTTTTCCCTTCTTTCAGAATGATATCGAATAAAAATGGTTTGCTTGCATCGATCATGACTATTGCATTTAGCACTTCGGCTATTTTTGCAAGCGTATCAGCCTTAACTCCCGTCTTGTACGGTGTTTTATTCGGACTTGTTATGTTGTATATCGTTGGAGCCGACACGCCACTTCTGCGGATAAGCTCCGATGCCTTCATATCGCGTTCTTCAAGAGCGGCTTCCAGCGTCATGCCTTTTCCTCTGTGTTCTTTGGTTCTCTGCGTCTAAAAATCCAACCGGTTGTCATCAAAGCGCCAGCACCTATGATGTACCATGTCGCCTTAGCTCCGACTAAAAGCTCGATGTGATGCACCAGCCAGAAGTTCAGCAGAAACACTGCGAGAATAAACGCTAAGACAATGCCCCAGATCAGGGCGATTTCCACGAATACTTTCATCTTTATCCTTTCTTCGAATGCGTTCAAGCCGTTCCTTTTCACGGCTGTGCCAGCGGATTTCCCGCTGACCGTAGTATTTACCATTCATAAGTCAGTTCCCCTGTTGCAAGCATCCTTGACACCTCACCGTAATGCTTGCCCAGCTTATCTGCAAGAGTTTGAACCTGCCCTATGGATGGAATCTTTTTTTCTTCCAGTGCTTTCTCGTTCAAGGCTCGTTCTCTTCGTATGCTCTGATGTTTCGCAATACTTGCAAAGGCTGCATCTTTCGCACAATCTTTGTGGTACTTTTGTGCCGCAGACATTTTAATCATTGGCTTACCGCACCATTGGCACACGGTTTTTACTGGAGTGAACCCACGTCCTGAACTCAATGCTTTACGTCTCGCGCGCTTTTGCTCACACGAGACATCTCTTTTACATTGTGTGCAATATTTTTTGCGTGGGTTTACCCTACCCAAAAAAGCTCCGCAGCGCTCGCAATATTTAATCTCCATCTTCATTCGGTTTACCTGCCTTTTTGGCTTCCCGATTGTGCCGCTCAAAGCACTGGTTGATGGATTTCTCCATCCACAGCACCTTGTTGGCATCGTTTCTGGATACGCCAGCTGCCATTACCAGCTTCAGTCTGCGCTTGCGACTTTGCGCTTTACGAAATTTCATTACCAACACTCACCAGCCTTATCTGTGATGAACTTCGGGACTTCCTTGCCTGTGGCAATGCACAGCGCAACTAGCTTTTCGACCCAGATGTCAAACAGGCTTTCTTTTGGCATATAGCACTGGCCAACACAAGGCTCCTTAAAACTCTTCCAGATCGTCAGGCCGACAGCGCCATCCGTGACCGTCCATATCATACTGTAACCTTCATTGCACAGGTTGTACAAAATGTCTCGTGCTCTGCTTTTGGCTTCGTTGACTTCAAAGGCATCCCAGCGCTTTTTGCTTTCCTCGTAGGCTTCCACAGCCTTGTTAATGGCGTGGTGCGCTTCTTCCGGGTATTCAAGGTCTACTTTCAAGGTGATGATCTGCTCCATTTTTCTCCTTTCTCAATCTGCCGAATCCTGAATATTCAAAATCCGGCAGATGCTTTTCTTGATGCCGGGTGTTTCCAGCTTCCCTGTCTTAACCTTGAAAAGGTAAGAACGGTCAAAATATCGTCCGGTATCCTCTTTGACTTTTTCAATCAACCAGTCATTGGTCTTGTCTTTTTGGATAAGAGCAATCTCGATTTGTTTGCCAAAGTCACACAGAGGTTTTTTTTCAGCCATTATTTCACCTCCGGCTATTGATTTTTACGCATAAGTGTAATATAATGAAGCTGCTAGAAATCATTCATTACGCCTTCGCGGTACGGTCTTAGTATAATACGCTTTCGCGTAAAATGCAAGGCCTTTTTTAAGCGTTCGCGTAATTTCAGCAAACCTTACAATGCGAGGACTGGAATTATGGCAAACTTGTACGAAAATATTGAAAATCTCTGCAAGCAGCGTGGAGTAAACGTGACCACTATGTGCAAGGAATCGGGCGCAAGCCGTGGGTCTTTGACCGATTTGAAGAACGGAAGAAAGCAAACATTGAAATATGAAACGCTTGACAAGATAGCTTCTTATTTTGAAATAAGCGTGGATGCTTTGGTTTCTGGTAATCAAAAAGAAAACCCGCCCCAGCAGCCGCAAAGCGAAGTCGATGTAGCAGTGGAACGGATTAGAAGAAAACTTGAATCTATGCCAAAGGAGCAGCGTGAAGCTCTGATGAACCTGATCGAGAAGATGTGAGGTAAGTCTGTGTATTACCTGTTGTGTGGCTGTGCCTTTTGTTTCTGGTTCATGCAGGCCTTGCTAAAAGGCAACGACCGTGTGCTATATAGCAACAGCAGAAAATATCGTTACCGTAGAAACCGAAAAAAGAAGTGGTTCTGACCCGGTAAAATAAAAGAATCCCTTGTGCCGGGCTGGTATAGCTCTGCGCAAGGGATTTTCTGTTACTCTAGGTCTAGTGCTTGTTCCGCTGCCGGAATCTTCTCAGGATGTTCCAGCAGCCATGCAATAAATCGGTCAATCTTGGCTCTTTCCTGTTCACTCATTGTGGCATATCCTCCCGATCGGTAAGTGCAGATGTTCATTTGATACAAATATACATCTTTCAGTTGTGTAGTCAATACCATTTTAACAACTTTTGCGCTTTTTAGCTTTTTCGCGGAAGCCACGAGTGTTCAAGTCAAAAGGGACAACGCCTATCCATCTTTCCTCCAATCACAGCTCTATGAGCTGTCCGTCAATGCGTTCGATGCTGTCTGCCGGGTCTCGTCCGTCGTCTAAAGCGGCTACGGCGCGTTCCAGGATGCCTTTTGCTTCGATGTAAGCATCTTTATCAGCTTCGTACCCAGAAAGGCTCAGGACAAGCTCCAGCGTACGTCTGCGAGCGTATGGGACAATCAAATCATCTACGGTTCGGTTCATTAGCTTTCCTCCCATGGTTCAGGTGTGTGTGGTTGCCCATCGGGAACGCTGGCAGGCATTCCGTCGATGATCGGCATACGTTCATGGTTCCAGATTACAGTTTCTTTCATTTTTGTTCCACTCCTCTTTGGAATTTTTTGACAATACAGTTATATCACATCTCGCTGTTTCAATGAAATAGCGACTTTTTTCAATTATTGTTTCACATTTTGAACAATATATCAGTTGAATTCTTTTACTTTTGTATCATTTTGTCGAAAGAGGGGTATTTATGGATGATTATAGGATACGAGTGGCAAAAGTGTTAGAGATGGCAAGAGCGGAATCCGGGCTTAGCCAACAGAAGCTTGCGGACAAAATGGGTGTAGGCCGGACATCCATTTTTCGTTATGAGCAAGGGACAATGACCCCAGATGCTTCTACTATCATAAAGTGGTTCGTTTGCTGCGGTGTTGCGGCCAAGCCGTACATAGACGCCTGTTTGCATCCTGGCTTATTGGAAAGTCTGGCTAGCGATGTCAGCACCGAGAGAAAGAGAGATACGCTGATAGAGCATATCAAAGAAGCCCATCCGCAAGAAATTGACCTGCTGTGCTATCTGATCTATGGCAATCACGGCTCAGATTACCTTGCTGTTTTGTGCGAAATGGTAGCCAACCTTCACACGACTTTGCGTGATCGTGTGTCCGTCTGCCGCACCATCACAGGTCATTATGAGATGGCACAGGCTACCAAAACTGACCCAGACCCAGATGGAACACAACCCAATATGCAGATTTTATATCAGGCACAGGATTGTGGGGAAGCTGCGGCCATGAAACGAAACGATTCTTATACCATCAACGAGGAAAACATTTTGCGCTGATTGTCGAATTATCGCAGTTTTTGCAGAACATTTTGTACACGTCCATCCACTTTTTGTACACCTATCGGGCAAATTCGCCTTGTCAATCCGTCCCCCATAGGCTGTAAATCGACAACATTCACTCGGAATAAATGACGAATTATCGTAAATCTATTGTCTGTGATTGGTCGGCTTGTCAATCTGTCCCCCATCGTGCAGATTAGGTATACCTTTCCATCCACTTTTTGTACACCTATCCACAATCCGTCCACGTTTAATGTGACTAACGATGTACGGCTTTTCTCCGGCTACAGTCTTATTTAGCAAATACAAAGTTCAGTTATCCACAAACCGGAATAGGAAAATAAAGAAATTGTTGAGAATTATCGTCATCGACTATTTAACGATGATATTTAACCTCTTGTTTATTTCTTGTTTAATATATAATAAGTAGACGGGGGACGAAATGACAAAGCATGGGGGACGTTTTGACAAGTCATGGGGGACAAAATGCCGATGATATGGGGGACAAAAAGACAAGCCATGGGGGACAAAAGCGGTTGACACGTCCCCCTACTTGTGATATACTGTTTTCAGACCATTAAAGGAAGTGAGCAGATGCCAAAAATATCAGACAACAACCTTGTCGAGAAAAGTAAATCGCTTGTTTGGGCGAAGTTCAGGGACTACACCGCAGGAGAGCTTCGGTTGTTGGAGGTTTACCTATCAAGAATAAATCCGAGAGACCCAAGCAGTAGCCGTGTAGAGTTCACTTTGGCGGAATACAGGGAGCTTCTTGGACTGAAAAGCCTTGACGCAAGAAGGATTGAGCCGCAGATCAGGCACTTTTTGGGCAATACGGTTTCGATTCCTATTGACAAGGAGAAAGGAACGTTTGAAAGTTTTGTCCTTTTTACGAGGGCAAAACTGGACTATGTACCAGAAACAAGGTCTTATGTTGTGGCAATCACCTGCAACCCAGACCTTCGTTCTATCTTTTTCGACATTGCTGAAAGCGGATATGTTCGGTATCGGCTACGTTACACGTCACGAATGAAGTCGCAGTACAGCATCTTGCTTTATTCGATTCTTCGGGACTGGTTGAATATGGACAACAAACCGCATGAAATCAGTCTGAAGAAACTGAGAGAACAGCTCGGTGCGATGGAAGCCAGCTATGACGTTTACAAGAACCTTCGCAAGCGAGTGCTTGACGTTGCGGTGGACGAAATCAATGCTGTGTCTGACATTGTTGTGACCTACGAACCAGTCCTTGTAGCACGAAAGGCTGTGGCAGTCAAGTTTAAGCCCAAAATTAAAGCGTCTGAGACGTTGATTGAAGCACAGGCAAGCGAAGTACCGGTCGAACCTCAAAAAGCCGTGAGAAAGCCCCGCAGAAGCGGATATGATGATTTCGACTGGTCTATGTGTGACGAACTGGAAAAGCAGGACTGCATTGACGTGGCGAAGGTAGTTGAGAAGTGGATGAAGAAGGAACATCCAGAAATCAAGCTCCAAAGACGCAGAGAAGCGGTTTACGAGACGGTAAAGGCTGCGTATAAGGACATTTTGTCTTTGAATAGGTCTCCGTTCCCGGACAGACCTGTTGGCTATCTGATTAGAAGCGTGGACAAGGCGGGTATCGTAGACAGATATATGCCAGCGTTCTATTCCATTGAAGCGTTGCAAGAGTAGCCAGATGTAGCACATTGAGCAGATGATGCAGAAAGGACAAAGCATGAGTAAAAAAATCGTAGACGTTGCGCCGTTGATGGAATATTACCGAAACAGACTTCTTGAAGAAGGCGATAATATCGCTTTAGAAGATGCACTTGAAAGATTAAGAGAATTGAAAGACGATACAGATTCTTTGCGACCCGCCGGTCATTGGATAGAAAGTATTTGCTTAGATGATGCTTTTTGGGTATGCTCTAACTGCAAGTTCCTTAGTCAAGTATCTGCTGCGCCAGAACTTTACCACTACTGTCCAAATTGCGGCGCAAAAATGAAATAAAGAAAGAGTGATAAAATGGCAAAAATCATAGCTGTTGCCAACCAAAAGGGCGGCACAGGAAAGACCACCACAAGCACCTGTCTGGCTGGCGCGTTACAGTTGCTTGGCAAGAAGGTTTTGCTGGTGGATTGCGATGCCCAGTGCAACGCAACAGACACCTACGGCGCACAGACAGAGGATGTATGCACCCTATTCGATGTGATGACCCGGCAAGGAACGGTCGAAGAAGGAATCCAGCACTGTGAAGCTGGTGACATTCTGCCGTCAGACAACGCATTGAAGGACATTGATGAGCAGCTTGTCCGGGACATGGGAAAGAATTTCCGGCTGCGAGAAGCCCTTGAAAGCGTGTCTGGACAGTATGATTACATTGTGCTGGACACTCCCCCGCAGCTCGGTCTTGCGCTTGTGAACGCACTGATCGCCGCCAACAGCATCATCGTGCCCATCACAGCCGACCGTTACGCACTGGCTGGTTTGAGCCAGCTCTCGCAGACCATCGGCGATGTTCGCAGATACTTTAATCCGACTTTGAAGATTGAAGGATTGCTCTTGAACCAGTACAAGAGCCGGGAGAACCTGTCCAAAGAGGTTGTGGAGCAGCTTCCTGTGATTGCACAGAGCATGGGTACAACGCTGCTGGATGTGAAGATTAGACCGTCTATGGGCGTTCGTAAGGCACAGGCAGAGCGGCACAGCCTGTTTAGTGGTGACACAGCAAAGAGCACCAGTGCAGAGGATTTCAAGGCGTTGGCGCAAAAAATTGTAGAGGGGGATAAAAATGAATGATATATACCCGCACCTTGTAGGAATGACGTGCATCGAAGATATAAGACGGGTTTATTTCTTAGATCTTGGTGTTTCATTTAATGAATTGTCGGATGAAGAAAAAGAGCTTGCATATAATTCTCAGCAATACCTCGCTGAAAAATACTGTGAAAAACTGAAAGAAAAGCTTTCCGAGAATCAGTGGGCGCAGTCGAAGCACAAACTTCCAAATGAATCAAACAAATACGTTATTGGATTTAGTGAAGACGAATACGATGTAGAAATCGTAAGATACGAAAGAGGTCTTAAAAAGTGGATAGGCAAAGATGGGAAATTGCACAACATTACACATTGGAAGTCTTTACCGGCTGTACCAGACCTCGAAGATGAAGATTGGGAGGAAGAGGAATGAAATCAACCAGCAAAAAATCCACAGGCTTGCTTGGCGGGTTTGATTTCCAGCCTATTTTTTCGGAACAGACATTAAGCCGAAGTGAGCCAAAGGAAGAAGAAGTAAGCCAAGCAAAGCCGAACGAAGCCGAACAAGCACAGATTAAGCCTAGTGAAGCCACAGACAGCCGTACACGGCCTAATGAAGCACAGTTAAGCAATATTAAGCCAAAGCAAGCCAAAGGCAGCGAAACACAGCCAAACAATGCCGTAGTAAGCGAAAGTAAGCCGAAGAAACTGAAACAAGCGAAAGAAGTTCAACGTCTTATCGAACAAGGCGATGTTCCCGGCGCACTAGAAGAAGCTGGTTTGACAAAGAAAAAAATCCCGATGCCGGAATCGCATCAGGGTGTTGCAAGCGGCGATGGCAAGCGTTCCAAGCGCATTACTATCCTTATGAGCGAGGAAGAACGCAAGTATATCAACCGTGAAGCAAGACGGCACGGAATGACGATTGGACAGTTCGTTTACGCTCTGGCGGTTGCAGCGGCAGACGGGAAGATTGAGTTGGAAGATTTCTTGGAGGATTGACGATAAAAGTTAAGATTTAGGAGGAGAACCTATTATGAAAGTTATTGAGCTAATTAAAAAACTGAACGAGATTGGATATGATGAAAACACCGAATTAACTTTTAGTTGCTTCGATAGAGTTACAGGAGAGAATTGTGAAATTCCTTTTTATGAAATTGCATATGGTGTTGATCTTACCGGAGAACCATATAAGAACGACGTAATCGACATCAGCGTTGATGTTGATTCATGCACTCGGTATCTTGGGCTGAAAAAGGAGCAGGCTGTTGAGGATGTCGTAGATGAGATGCAGGATGTTCTTAACAAGTATGTACGAAAAATTATCTTTTGATAAAAACTAAGTTCTAAAGTTAAAATAGAAAACCCCTGTGCAGTCGCAACGGCCACACAGGGAGAAAGGAAGAATATGAGCGAAAAGAGTTTACTTGAAAGTCTGACTTGCAGAGAAAAAGAAAAATTTGCGGTTTGCTTTAGATGACAATGTTGTGGAACGATTGCTTGGGTAAAAGGCAAAAATATGAAGATAGAAGAAAAATTTATGGATAGAAAATTCATGGATGGAAGCTACGTTTGGATTTGCCCGATGTGCAAGTTTGGAATGGAAAGCATCACATTTGCGCCAGTCGAAAATATTTTTGACGAATAACAAAAACAAACCCCTGTGTAACCTCGATTGGTTGCACAGGGGTTTGTTTTACTTATCAGCAATGCAATCCCAGTAGAGATATGCCTTGCCATCTGCGGCATCTGCATCCTCAAGGAATGCCTTTGCCATGTCAGCGTAAAAGCCCGGAGTGTCAACGGACTGACGCTTTGCGACCTGACAATAATCCGAGTACATCATGTTCATGACAGCCCAGAAATCGTTCGGGTCACAGTTGATATTGCGCTGTTTCGCAACGTCCTGCGTCTGTTCCAGCGTCCAGTGACAGCCCTTTGTGCCGTCAGCGTTCACCATGCTGTCGCACCATTCCTCTGCTTCGTCGTGGGTGAGGTGCTGGCGCGGCATCTTGATCGAGCGGCTGTCCGCACCGCCACGTTCGTACTGTCCAGACCGCTTGTCCCAGTCGCCGTTCTGCGAGAAGCCGATTTGCGGCATCTTGCGCCCATACTCTACGTCAGGGTAGCGGGGGATAGGGTAAGGGTCGATGTAGCGATTCTCCTCCTGCGGATAATAGGGATAGCGGTCGTTGCCACTTTCCAGCTTACGCAGACGGCGTTCCATCTCACGCTCCCTGCGGTCACGCTCTTCCTCAAGGCGGTCACGTTCCGGCTCACGGTCTTTGTCGTGTTCACGGAGCATCATCATGCGGCGAAAATTAGTCTTGCCCATAATCTACACCTCCTCAAGAAATAGACGCGGGCGCACCAGCGTGGGAACGGCAGAAGCAGCCAAGATACTTGAACGTGCCGGTGCCGGTCGCAGATGTTGCCACACGAGTAGCATAGCGGGTGCGAGTGTGGATGCTCTCAGCGGTTGCCTGAGCGCAGTTGCAGTCGGTCAGAGGGTATGCGGTCGTTCCTGCACCGATGGTAATGACCACAGGAGCGTTGATGGTGGTCGTGTCCGGGATGCTCTGGGCAACTACGATGCAATACTTCTCTCCGTTCTGGTATGCGCCAGCAGGGATGTTGATGGTCAGCGTGTCATTGGCGAACGTCACCGCATCCGAGATGACGAGGTGCGGGCACAGACGGCAGCTTGTTTTGCAAGCCATAATGTTTTCCTCCTATAAAAATCAGGGGCAGAGGTGTCTTGCCCCTGCCCCGATGGTTCACCCGGTGTTATCGGGGAGTGTGTTGGTTAGCAGCAGCCGCAGCAGTTCACGCCCACGTTGGGGTTTGCCACCTGATAAGCGGGAATCGGACGAGGATTGACCCGATTCAGGATGGTATCAGTCTGCTGGGACATCACGGTGGTCAGAAGCGCATTCTGCCGATCCTGAGAAGCGGCGAACTTCAGGTTCTGGTTCTCAGCGGTCAGAGTTGCAATCTTGTCCTGCGTGAAGTAGTCCATCATGCTGCGGAAGTTGGCGTTGCAGTTGTCCACGATGGCGCGGGCATTGTCTGCGATGGCCTGCCGGGTGGCACAGTCTTCCGTTGCGATGGTGTACTTCAGGTCGCCGATCAGCTGCTTGTTCTCGCAGCAGCAAGATGCCAGCTGCGTGGCAAGAGCGGTCTGACCCGCCTGCCGTGCGTTGCCTTCCTGCATGATAGCAAGGCTGATGGCATTGTCGCCGTTGGACACGCTGCGTTCCAGGCCGTTCACCAGCTGTGCGTTCTGGTAGCCAAGCTGACAGATGGCACTGTTCACGCCTGCAAAGCCGTTCGCGATGTTGGTGTTGACGCCGTTCATCTGCGCCAGCTGGTCATAGCCCAGAGAGCAGATACCGCTCTGGATGCCCGCCAGAGAGCGGGAGGTGTCCTGCTGGTAGAAGCCCTCAGACAGAGCCGCGCGGGTGTCGTTGCCGCCCTGCCCGGTTGCGCCAGTGCCGACCAGATAGGGGATGTAGCTCGCCATACCGTTGTCGCTGCCGTTGCGCCCGTTGCCGTAGTTGCCCCAGCCGAAGATGATAGCGAGGATAATAACAGCCCAAAGACCCTCGTTGCCGAAGAATCCGCCGTTGTTATTGCCGCCGTCCTGCCCAGCCAGATAGCCAGTTGCAAAATCGTCCATAACAAAACTCCTTTCAGTTTTGCGTATGCTATCCCACCGCCGTATGCGATGGGCGAAGCCAAACAAATGCGGTTTTTGTCAAGTCCGCAAAACTGAGAAGCGTTTCGCTTAGAGGGATGCTTATTTTAGGATTGTTAAGTCAGCTTGGAGGGTTTTCTTTTTCGTCTTTTGGGTCATCCCAATTTTTGCTGGCAGCACCGAAAATGAAGCCAAGCATTAAAGGAACCCATATTTTGTCATCGCCACACAGATTGTTGATGTCAAAATCTTTTTCGGAATGGCTGTTTTCAAAATCATCCATTGCAAAGTCTCCTCACTTCGGAAGCGTCAAATTCAGGACGCTTGCCAGCTGGTTCAGGTCGATGCCACGCTCTTTGGCGAGGTTCTGCGCCATCGTTCGGAGTTGCGCTTCGTTTTTGCCCTGAATCAGGTTCAAGCCCTGCATGATGGGGGCATTCTGCCCGCTCAACTGCTGGATAAGCCCCATCGGGTTTTGCCCGGCACGAGCCAGATTTGCAAGCTGCATGATGGGGCTGTGAGCAATCATATCAAATGGAGAGGGCATTTTTATTCTCCTTTCTTTGCTGCGGTAGCGGGCTTAGAAAAGCTCTTCTGCCACTTTTCCAGCTCATCCAGCCGATGCACAAGGGCGTTGTACTGCTCAATAGGCACATACTGCTGTGTCGGTGCAGCGGTCTGCTGTGCCTGTTGTGCTTGCATCTGCCGCCATGCTTCCGGGCTGTAAAACTCCTGCACATAGGATTCGCAGGTGTCTGGGTTAAGCCGCTTGCAGTAGATCACGCCGCTGCGCAAGTCTGGGCAGTAGGTCGGTCTGCCATACAGGTCTGAAGGTATTGCCAAAAATTCTTCCCTGCTGGAAACAGGTCTGCCGAGCAGCCAACCGCCATCTTGTACCGACTGCTGAACAGGCTGTTGCCCATTCATCGGCTGCGGACGCTGCGGCTGCGCCTGTTGCATCTGCGTGTTTGGCAGGGGAGTGGTAAGGCCAACCGTGCCCATGCCGCCGTAAGGATTGACAGGCTGCTGCGGAACGTAGGGCGCTCCGGGTGTCGGATAATAGCTCATAAAACATCCCTCCTTGTGCATCCAGTGTACCGCATCAGCAAAAAGTGAAGGACAACGAAGGTACAACGAAGGACAAAAAAAGAAAAGTGCCCACACGGAAAAATCCGCATGAGCGCTTAACTGTTAAGGGCTTCACATTGGAAGCAAAAATAAAATATCACGTTTTGACTTGCAAGACAAGAGCTTCGACAAAACTAGTGCGAATAAAACAAAAAAGCCCCGCCATGATACGCATTGTTAAGAGGCTTAGCGGGTTCAGATATCCACCCTAATGCGCTTCTTCGAGAGGCCGGGTGGATTTGTTGATGTTATTATACCACAATCCGTGCAAAAAGAAAAGCGGCAGACCCGAAAGCCTGCCGTTTTTGAATTGCCTGAGCAGAAGCTCAAAGCTAATCCTATAACCATGATTAGTATATCACACATCCAGCATTTTTTCAATGCTTTTCAGCCGGTAGCCTATCGCTGTCCGGCTGTAATGTGTCTGCGCGGCAATGTCAGCTTGTGGGAGCCGCTCAACGTACCGCAAAAGAGCTATCTTTCGGTCAACCCTCCCAAGCGGCGCGCTTTTGATGGCGGCGATCATCCTCTTCCGGTCAAGCCCTCGCAGCGCAGCGGGCAGCACTACACGAGCCGCCGCCACAGGCAGCACCGAGCCAGAAAGGCTGCGGCAACTCTCCGGCGTTGCGCACCATAGTGCCAAGCACGGCAAACCGGTGACAAAACGTCACCATTTTCGTGATGTCACGAAATTGCTCTTGTGCGGCGAACATCCCGGTGACGTCACCGAGATGGCGGTATGTAGTGCTTGCCATGATATCACTCCTTATTGTGAACAATGATATAACGAATTGTGGAAATTTTGACGATAACGCTATCGTCCGGGTTGTTTTGTTGCACACCGCTGAGCGCAACATATTCGCCATTTAGCCACAAAATACTTCCTTCCAACCGCATGAGCCATTTTCCGCTACCATCGAAATCAGCGGCATGATTATCCAAGTCGATTTCGAGGTAAAAACCATCGTTCTGTTTTGCAAAGTATTTTTGCAGAACAGAAGTGATTTCTTCCGTACTCATGTTTTCAGAATCAGCAATGACTTTAATGTAGTGATAATGAAACATTTTTTGTCTCCTTACTCCTTGCTATCCAAAACGGTTACTGCATACACGCGGAGGTTTTCCAACTTTTCGATAACAGCCTTATAAGTTGCTTCCGTTGCGATGTGCGTGATGCGCTCCAGCTCGTTGTTCTCCTTTGATGCAGCGATAATTTCATCCGCAGATATGCTTTTCATGGATTCAATCAGATCGAGCAAATCTTCGATATTTACTGCGTTCATGCGTTATGTCTCCTTACTGCGTAATTTCCTCAGCGTTCGCCTTGTCCTTCGCATCCAATGCGTCGTAGTACGCCTGCGCAAGGGCTTCCACCTCTGCGATGTCGTCCTCCGTCAGCAGACCGCTGTCCAGATGTGTGTATGCCTTGTCCAGCCAGTATGCCACGTCGCGTCCTGCGGCGATTTCCCGCTTGATGGAGCGCAGGGTCAGGTCGTGCCGGGCTTTGGATTTAATTGCCATAGTCAGTCCTCCTTAGGTCATGGACGCTACTGCGTCCTCAAGGTCAGTGATGCGTTTGATGGGGTCAGCCCTGCCGGTAACTGTTGCACTGTCGGCATCGGTTATGACCGTGTTCACGCCGCTCAGAGAAGAGATGGGCTGTGCGCCTGTCACAGTGAAGGGCACCGGCTCTGCCAGCTTGTACGCAATTTGCACCGGGGTTCCGGCGGCGTACTGGGCGGCAAGGTAGGCTTTCCATGCATCAGCATCATCCGGGATTGTGTCGCCCCAGCGTACACGGATAGCACCCCACACAATAGCACATCCCTGCGCGGTATTGGTGTTAGCGATATCTGCATGAGGATAGTGGCTGCAAATCTCGTTGCCTTTCTGCGGCACTGCATCGACAGCGTTCGGAATTTTTGACGATACATAGTACCAGTCGGTTTTATTGTCCAAAAACTTGCCCGATACCATCCATTTTTCCGTCCCGTCTAGCGTCAGCAGCTTCCGCGTCTCCTGCCCCTCACTGCTCACTGTGTCCACCGTGCCGCCGTAGATGGTGCGGGGCAGTGTAAGGGTGGCTGTTTGGCCGGTGTAAGGGGCGTAGGTTGTTGCAGTCGTGCCTTTCTCTATCTGCGGTTTTGCCGAAACATTATCCAGTATGCCAGAGGTGTCAAAAAACAAGGAGGCATTTTGTATGTCAGTCTCTACCGTAAATGTACACGGCTGCCCAACCTGTTGTGCAGCAACTGTAGTATCGCCTACATCCCTATTGAGAATTGACATACGGAAATACGGCATTGCGCTAATCGTGTATGTGCCCGCAGGAAGCGAAAAATAATCAGAGTTGTAGTATGACGTCTCATTTGTCGTTCCGTTTGCTGTTACAGTGCCATCGGAGGTTATTGTCCATGTCAATCCATTGTTCAAGGTTTTTTCTGGCATCCATGCAGGATTAAACAGGTTTTCCCCGCACCTTGTCACTGTGACGCTGTCACGTCCCTTGATGGGACGAATGTTTTCGGGGCTGGGTGTCCCACTTCCCTCCTGCACGGGTTCCCACGTCGCTTTCACGCCCAGCGGATAATTTTCCACAGGGTAGCAAACGACAGGGTTACCGGTCTCCTCCAGCGGCGGGCAGAGCATATCCACGATGTGCTTGCTGCTCCATGCATCGGGCCCCACGATGGTATCGTCGATTTGTGTGCCATCTTTGCCGTCTGCACCTGCCGGGCCGGGGTCACCTTTAGGCCCCTGCGGGCCGGTATCACCTTTTTCGCCCTGCGGACCAGTGGCTCCGGTAGCACCAGTGGGGCCTTGTGGGCCTTGCTCACCCTGCGGGCCGACCGGGCCGATGGGGCCAGTGTCGCCCTTTTCGCCCTTAAAGTCGCCGCTTGCAATACCGGTCTTCAGCTCCTGCAAGCTGTCAGCGGCTTCCTGAGCGCTCTGGTCTGCATTGCCCGCACTGGTGGCAGCTTGCTGCGCGGCGGTCTGTGCATCGGTCTTGGCTTGCTCTGCGGCGGTGGCGTCAGTGTGCACAGCATCCACCAGCTGCTGCCATGCAGGGGTGCCCGGTTCCGGATCGGTGCCGTCCTCTGTGCCGCTGTTGGCACTGACACGGTAGTGCAGGTCTGCGCTGGTGACGGTCTTTGCGCCGTCGCTGCCCTCAAAGGTGACGCAGCCATTGCCGGGCTGTGCGGTCACGCTGGCGGGTACGGCCACATAGCCGTCCACCACCAGCGATGATGCCGGGTCTTTGCCGTCCGGGACGTGCCAGAAGCAGCGGATAGCCAGCCCTTCCCACTCGCCGGAAGCGGTGACGGCAAGGCGGTACACGCCCCGGTTCTTGGTGTAGCCAAAGCGCACCAGCTGCTCATAGCCCGGCACTTTGACGACGCCACTGGATGCGAGAGATACGCTTTGCTCAATCATGTTTTACTCCTTGTTGATGGTAGGCTTCTTGTCTGCCAGCGCCTTTTTCATCATGCTGACGGCCTTTTCAATCACGCTGTCCAGCACTTCATCGGTGATGAAAGGCTTCAGCCAGTCCGGCAGGGCGCCGCGCAGCGCAGCAAAGACCAGTGCCTTTTTCTTGGCACCCTGACCGCTGCCCATGATGCTGTCCTCGGCGATGGTCACGAGCTCCAGTGCCCACTGCTTGACGTACTGCTTGTAGCCCAGCCGGATGGCACCAACGGCCAGCGCGGCAAAGCCGATGAGCATCAGTACCAGTGCGATGGGTGCGGGGATAAAGTTAAACATTGCTTCCATGATTCGTTACTCCTTTCAGTAGGTAGTTGTTAATATCGGATTTGCTTTTTTGCATACCTTCGCGGTTGTTGCCGGACAGCTGCGAATCCAAAAGATTTTGCACGCCAACGAGTACGAGACGCATTTCTTCATCGAGGCCGTCAAAGCGGCGCAGGTCTCTTGCAAGGGCCTGCGCGTGCTGAAGCTGTCCCTGTTCCAGCACGCCAAGTCTTTTTTCGAGCGTATCCATTCGCTTGTTCTGCGCATCGTCGGGGGCCTGTGCCTTTTTGATGTACTTGTGGATGATTTCCAACACCTTGTCGATGGTGATGGCCGCGGCGCACAGGCTGCCCAGGATGCCCAGCACCCACAGTAAAGCTTCTTTTTCGGTCATTTACCCTCCCGGAGACGGGTCAGGCCCTTCTTGCGGATAATTTTCGGGTAGTTGAGGGTGGTCACGTTGAGGTCAACGTTGCCGGAGATGCCCGGCACAGCGCCTTTGCTGGTGTGCTGGTGGGCGTTGTACTTAAAGGTAACAGCAGGCGGCTTGCCCGTATAGTCAGCCAGCCAGACGTCCCACCGAGAGGACAGCCGAGCCATGTCCAGCTCGTACTTGTAACCGGTGTAGGTGTAGAGCTGGGCGTAGAACCCCATCTTTTCCACCTGTTCCAGCGCGTAGGCGGTGAGGTTGGTGAGGTCGAGAGTGCTCATGGGCTTGAGCTCATTTTCCTCCACGTCCACCGCCACCGGAAGGGTCAGCTCCTTGCCGTAGACCGCCTGCCGCACAAGGGCAAGCTCTGCATCGGCCATCGCTTCGCTGGTGGCGTAGGTGTAGTAGTACACGCCCACGTCCAGCCCGGCAGCTTTGGCGCTGCGGTAATTGTCCTCAAAGGTGGGGTCGATGTACAGGCCGTCTGCCCGCTTGGAGAGCTTGCGGTTGGTGCTCACCGTCTTGAGCATCGCTCCCTTGTAGCCTGCCGCTGCCACCTGCGCCCAGTCGATCGCACCCTGATAGCGGCTCACGTCGATGTACCGGTATGGCGGGTCGCCCTCCCCCCCCGGGGGGGGGCGCCGTATGATGGCA